CTCCCGCAGTTCGGAGCCTTTCCCGTCCAGTGCGCGCAGACAGTGCCGCAGGTCGTGTGTCGTGGACCAGGCGCGTCGGACGTCGACCCCCTCGACCCCTTTCTCGGCGGCCACCGAGACGAGGAAGTTCACCGCGTCATCGTCCGGGATGGGCGGGACAGTCAGGTGCGTGACCGTTCCCGACGACTTTTTGAGCATGGCGCCCAGTTTTGCGACGACGCTTCGTCGTTTGAAACCGGCGATGATCATCGGGATCGAAGGAGTCTGCACGAGTTGGGCGAACTGGACCGACTTGGCCGCGTCGACGATGACCGAGTCGGGAGGGTCGATGAGCATGATTTTCTTCTGTCCAAGGACCGTCCTTCTGCACGCGTGGTGACCCATACTCACCCAGGCGACGTGCCGTGCGTGCTCTTCTTGGAGCACGTCGAGGAGACGCGAGACGCCGCAGCCGGTCTGTGACTGCTCGATGACCAGGACACCAGAGGTTGCCGTGAGCATCCACCGTTCAACGGCATCGACGAAGCCGCGGTCCAACAGGACCCGACGGGACGGTTCTTTCGGTCCGTTCGACGCTGACATGCGTCCAATTTTGATTGATTTTTTTTGCACGGAGAGTATTGAATGAGTCGAATTGAATGTTAGATGACGCCATCGACCAACTGCTGTGCAAGACGATGGACAGGGCAAAGATGATGATGCAAGACGCCGACAAGTCAGCGTTGGACGGGATTGTCGAGCCGATTCTGGCCTACATTTCCATGAAAGCCGGGTGGTTGGTGTACGTTGTGGAAATGCTCGCTTCGCTGATCGTCGTTCAGACGATGCTTCTGGTCGTCATTCTCTATCGCACGTAGCACGAGGTAGGTCAGTCGGGCGTGGTACGCCGCCATCGTCTCCGACTGGCTCTGGACACAGCGTATCACCGGCTGGTCTGGGAAGTGCGCCTGGTACATCTTATCGTAGTAGTAGCCGATGGCTTTGACGTGCTCATACGACACACGCTCCTCGCCGGGTCGTCCTCGGGACTCGATGCGGTCGCAGCACACGCCCTCCTCCACCGCGAGATGCAGCACAACGTCCGGCTTCCAGCCGTATAACTCAAAGTATTGGTCGATCACGTCAAGTTCTTCTTTCTTGATGTGACCGTCGTGCTTATCGATCTCCGTAAACACGTACCTGCACGCGTAGGGCGTGCGCTCGACGATCTGATGGCGTTTGGTGGACGCTTTGACGTCACCGAGACCGCGCAGCACATCCAGGGCGAGGATGCTCGCCCACTTCCTCTTGTTGACGGCGTACATCTGTAACGTTTCGCCCCATACGTCCAGAGGCTCAGGAAAGAAGTCGATGCTTTCGTGAGCCTTGCCGAGGCTGGTCTGCAGGTGAGCGATCAGTTCGCTCTTCCCCGCGCCAATGTTACCCTCTATGGCGATGATCATCGAACAATAAGTGTGGAGGACCGTGGTCGTCGGTCTTTACTTGATCATCTTGGAGGACACGCTGTACAGCCACGCGATCACGATGGCATGGAGAACGACGCCAAAGGTCGTCGGGGCACCGTACTGCTGGGTGGGCAGACCGACGGTCGACGTGAGCAAGTTGGTCACCCCGTAGACGGTCTTCGACGAGATGATGACGAAGAGCGCCGCGAGAAGGATGGCCTTGTTGGAAATCATGTGTAGTTGGGTGTTTTAACGCAAGGTAATATTTACGTGGCCCGACTACGCGGGTTTCGGACGGAAAAACGTCGTGATCTCCCGTTGGTTGGTGTCCCTCAGAAACTTCAGTCGTTTGCTCTCCTTCCTCCTGCTCAGGTCGTCCGTCTGCAGGGCCATGATCTTGTCGAGGATCACGCCTTCCGTCAACTTGCCGTGGGTGCTGGTCCCGTAGTGCAGTTCGAGAATGGTTTCCAGCGGCTTGAGGACGCAGTTCTGAACGTAGAAGAGGATATCCAGCGGCAGGTCGTGCTGTTGCACCCACTTTGGGTCTTCGGCACGCAACGCGATGAGGTCATTGGCGTGATCCAACGACTTGATGATCACGAACGGAATTCGTTCGCCTTCACCAGGCGGGTCCGTGTTCCGTCGTTTCCTTTTCTCGGCCACCTGGACGTGCGGCAGACTCTGCGGGTTTTTGTACCCGGACCTCAACGATTTGGACACCACGAACTTGTCAAAGGGGACCCGGTTCTCCAGAATGTCCAGTATGTACGCCCTCGACACCCGGAGCGCCTCTTCGAACGAGCGATGGTACATGATCACGTCCAGGACCTTGACCATGATCTCCCGCACAAATGGCGGGGAGTCACGACGCACAAGTTGGAGACCCTTGACGTCCATTTTGACCGGTTTGGTGGCGTCGTACTCGTACTGCAGGGCGGCGTACCGCTTTTTGCTGAAAATGAGGAACGGCGTATAGGTCTTCTCATATTCCAGTTCGTTGGGATGCTTGAAGAGCGAGGTTGTCAGCGTGCGTGCCAGTTCCTGGCCGTTGGAGATGTGTTTCGCGACATCAAGTCGGTGCGCCTCCCCGAGATTTTGAATGACAAACACGCTATCAGTGTCGCCGTATACCACTCGGTGTCCCATTTTTTCGCACGCCGCCTTGGTTGCCATGATCATGGTCCTGCCCGTGCTCGTCACCGCCGAGGCCAGGTCCAGCAGCGGAAGGGCCCCCGTCCCCGCGCCAAATAAACCGTACAGCGAATTCATCGACACCTTCAGGGCCAACTGCTTGGCGTTGAAGAGACTCGCGGCGAAGTCGTCTGCGCTGGCCTTGGCGTCGGCCATCTGTCGCTTGGCGCGCTTGCGCCACGACGCCAGGTCCGAAAGGAGTTTCGGGACCACGGCGTCATCCGTCTGTGCGAACGAGACGACGTGACCGGGCGTCGTCTCGATCCGGTAGTACTCCATCCCGTCGAGAGCGCCGAACGTGTCGTCCAGGACGATCGTGCTGGGACACATCGTATGTGCGCGCATGATCGACGGGTACAGCGATGCGAAATCCAAACAGGTCACAACGTCTTCGACGTACGCGCCTCGAACGGGAGTCAGGACCGTCGCGCCCACATACTTGTCTCGGTCCAGGTTCTTCTCCATGTCGTTGATGATGTACCCGGCCTTGCCGGTGTGCTTCAGCAGCAACGAGTAGCAGCGGATCTGTTGTCCGCGCGTGTTCAGGTACGCGATCGGCACGCACACGACCTTGGCCATCTCCAACTGGTTGGTCAACACGCTGAGTTTATCCATGAGTTTGATCGGCAGCAGGGTGTCCCTGACGCAATAGTCCGCCAACTGGGTCAGGCCCTGCGTGTCACTGGTGCGGTACCATTCGAACATCTGTTTCGGCGACACGTCGAGTTTGGTGAACCCGTCGAGGTACGTCCTTGACACGTTATCCAGCGTGAACGAATCCAATTTCAGTTCCTTGCGGAAGATGGCCAAAAGGTCCAACTGGACGATCCCCGGCGACTCGAGGAACACGTACGCATTGTTCCCGAACGCCGCAGACGCCAGGTTCTTCTCGGTCAGTGCCCCGCCGCCCTCTTTGAGGTGACCCAGGCGTTGCGTCTGGATGCTGCTGTCCCCCGTCATCATGTCGATCAGGACGGCCGAGCGGTCCTCGATATATTGCATGTCGAAACCCCATATGTTGTACCCAGTCAGGACGTCGACCTGCTCGTCTTCCAGTTCTTTCAACCACACGTTGATCATGAACCGTTCGTCGTCGTGGACGGTCACGTCGACGCCGGGGATGGACTCGCACGCGCGCATCTGGTGGACCGTCTGTTTATACGGCACGTTGTCTCCATACATCGCATACGACGTGCCGATCGTGATGATGGCGTCCTTGGTGTTTGATCCCCTGGGAAACTTGCCCGACTCGCTGTAGCACTCGAGATCGAACGAAGCGATCTTCAGCGGCGGCTTCATCGCCAAGATGACGGGTTCGTCGGTTTTCTTGACCGTGCCGTCGGGCAGCATCGTGTACTCGACGACGTACTCCTTGGAAACGAAGTTGGACGTCTTCTTCGCGCCCGCGAAGGTCGTCCAGCCCGTCGGGTCGACGTCGGTCACGTGAAAAAATTTCAACAGCGGGTCCGCTTGGCTTTCGAACGTCGTGTACCGTCGTTCCTTGGCGCGATACTTGGCGTTGCGGAACGCGCGCAACGTCCTAAACTGTATCTTCACGACGTGCGTGTCGTGCGGCCTGAACCCGACGAACTCGTGCTTCTCCACGAGCGTGTAGGTGCACGTGGCGGCACCGAACGCCTCAACGACGTCGGCGGCGAACATCTTCCTCGCCAGTGGTTTTGCCGCCTTGGACCGGGGCACGGCGACGTAAAAAAACGGCTTGAACGGACACCGAACCGCGACTTGCGCGCCGGAGGGGGTCTTCCCCAGAGCGATCAGTTCGCACTGACAGTCCACATCCCTGGCGATCCAATCGATGATGTAGGCGTCCACGTCCGCCCTCTCGGTATCGACCGTCATATTTCTCGACAAAATTATGTGTGAGCATGACAGTGCGTCTATCGTAAAGCCATGAAGACTGGTGTCGTCGCGTTAGCCGTCCTGGCGTTTTTCGCCTTCGTCATCGTCGGGGCCTGGAACGGTAAATTTTCACCCGCGTCGCGTCCTCCCGCCTTCGCCGATTTCCCGGAAGCCATTCGTCTGACGAAAGAACTCGAGGAGACTCGCGCGCTGCTGAAGAAGGCCGAGGACGGTAAATTCCGTCTCGAGAACGAGACGGGTGTCCTGGGCGGCGCCGCCGCGGACGACAACTCCAAGATCCAAGAGTTGCTGGAGCAAATCGGCAAACTGACCGCGATGATCAACCAACTGACGGCCGAAAACAGAAAGTTGAAAGAACTCTTGAAACAACTCACCAAAGATTTCGAAGCGATGCGCAACAAGTTGAAGTTGTGCGAGGCACAGGACGCGGCCAGGCGCCTCGAGCATCAGTACTGTAACATGAAGCCTGGGACCAACATGTTGTAGAGGGCGCGAGCAGAACAGGTAATATGTTGACGTACGTCATGGGTCGAGTATTCAGGAAAGACGCCTTCTCTGCAAAGGCAGGCGTCGGCAGAAACAACTGTTACGCATGGGCATTGGGCTACCCCGCCCTCTCCACCAGCGGCGCATCGTACAAACTGCAGCCCGGTGACCTGTCCACGATGAAAGACTTCTCGCTGTCGAACTGCAAGGAGATCGTGGCCCGCGTCAAGGACGATCTGAAACAGTTGGGCGGTTCCGTGACCCCGTTCGCGCGTCCGTGCTCGCGTAGTCAGTACAAAATAGCGTTGGTCGTGGCCAAGGACACGGATTTCCATTTCCTCGTGCACCATCAGGACGTCCGATACAAGGTCACGGAAGACGGAGAGACGAGGAAAAGCATCGCGAGACAGTTCAAAGTCCCGATCAACCGCGTAGAAAAGAAACAGAGTTACAAGAAAGGATCGGTCGTGTTCGTGGCGGGCGCCTGCTGCTGGTCGCACAAACGCGGCCTCGCCTACGCCCCCACGTTGCTGGACGCCCAGGGACAGATCATCAAGGACCCGCGCAAAGCGGACCTGAACTACCCGGGACTGAACTATTCGCTGTTCTGTGCGACGTTCTGCGTACCGACGCGGGAAAAGACTGCGTGTGCGCTCGTGAAAAACTCCAAGACCAGGGGACTGTGCGTCGCCAAGGCCGACTCGAACCACGCGCTGATCAGGAAAAAGTTGGCCCCGCTCAAGAAGTCGTGGAATATGGTCATCTTCTGATCATTTGAGCGCGCGACAACATCAAACGAAGTCCATGATGGCGACGTTCTCCACGATGGCGAGTGGTGCCGACGACAGGAACGACGTCCACGGTTCGTTCGACACGCGTTCCACCCGGAACCACGCGTGTTTCTCGTCGAGGAACCCGTCGCGTTCGTCCAGCACGTCACCGAGTTTGCCGGCGACCACAGGTCGGACGAACCCCGCGAAGATGGCGTTCATCTGAATATCGTGTGCGGTCAGTTGTCTGGACGACGTGGACGACTGACGGACGACTCGAATGGTGTGAGGGATGAGACTGCCGATGTAGTCTCCTGGCCTGATGTACTTGGCACGTTTCCACGTCCATGTCCTTCGCTCGTCGCCGTCGGGCACGCGCGACAAGATGAAGGCCTCCGGCGTGACGATGACATCGTCGTCACCCTTGGTCGACGTGATCCTGATCACCGTGCCGGCGTACGGAACCCGTTTGATCTTGAACCGTTGTTGTTTCGTGGCCAGGTCCGTCGACGACGAAAACTGGGGGCTCAATCTGTAGCCTCGTTCCGTCAGGACAGCCGAATCAGTGGAGAACATACACAAACCTTAAATCGCCCTGGAAAATATCCGCCGTATTTTCCTGCGCTACACCAAGACATGAAGAAGTGGACGTTGCTCGCATCCGTCGTTCTGCTCGCGGGCGCGTACATATGGAGCGACGCCAGTCGGTCCAAGAGGTGTTCGCACGGCGCCGCCAACGGTAAAACGTACGTGGTCAAGGCGTCGACACCGTGCAACCATTCGCGTCTCATGGAAGTCATGTACCGGTGCCAGAAGGTCGTTTTGAACAGTCAAGAGCCCGCCTCCGCCATCCAACGCATACGGCAACGGTGGGACGGGATGGTCCACGAAATGGTCGACGGCGGGGTCGCGCCTGCCGTCACCCGCGACAAACGGACCATCCACGTGTGTTTGGACGACGACCCGTCCGTCGATGCACTGACGTTCGTCGTGTTGCACGAGTTGTCCCACATCGGGTGCCGAACCGTCGGACACACGGACGAGTTCTGGGACGTGTTCATGGGCATGTTGAAGACCGCTGCAGAGATGGGCATGTACACGGAACACGACCCCACGGAGAAGGTGTGCGGCACGGTTGTCGGACCGCCACCAACGTCGACGTCGCGTGGATTTGGCGGGAAATAGTGTCTTGCAGGGAAGAATACCCACCGGCCCGGACAACAGCACATGGATGATTCCAACCCCGCCGCCACCAGCACGGAGACCCCGCCATCGCCTTCCCGCGTGACACCACCCAACCCGTTTCCAATCACCGAAGACGAGTTGACGCGTCACGTCCGCGAACGGGGCGTGCACCTCTTCGTCGCCGTGCCGTGCTACGGGTGCAAAATGTCGTGCACATTCGTCACGTCGATCCTGCGCTTCGAGGGCTTTTGTCTGCAGAACGGCATACGCCTGTCGTTCGAGTTCCTCGGCAACGAATCGTTGGTGCCACGCGCCAGGAACATCCTGGCGGAGCGGGCCATGCGTTCCAAGGCCACCCACTTGCTTTTCGTGGACGCCGATATCGGGTTCCATCCCCACACGATCATGCGGATGCTCGCGTACGACGCCCCAGTCACAACCGGGATCTACGCGAAGAAGGGACTCAACTGGGACGACGTGTGCTCGTCCAAGAAGACCGATCCCGCGGCTCTGAAGGAAGCAGGGCTCAATTTCAACATCAATCTGGACCAATCGGTGAAGAACCACAGCGTGACCAGTGGCTTCCTCAAAGTGCACGATGCCGCAACCGGCATGATGCTCTGTCGCATGGATTCGCTTCGACACATGCGAAGCGTGTACGGCGAGTCCCTGCTGGTGAAGAACGATATTCCATCTTCTCGGGAGACCATCCAGGAATACGTCGCCCTCTTCGAGACGCAAATTTGTCCCAAGACGAGACGCTACCTGTCAGAGGATTACGCGTTCTGTCGTCGATGCCAGGACCAGGGGTTGCACGTCTACGCCGACCTCTTCGCGCCCCTCACGCACACCGGCAGCATGTTATTCCACGGTGACCTCACCGGCAGCATGACGACCAACCTGAGTCTTCCTCATGCATGAATTATCGGGCGCCGAATTTGTTGAAAGGGTATATAACGGGCGTGCCACAGGCTTAACGAAGGCGCAATGACAGACGAGACGCGTGCCGACCAGACAACCCAGACAACCCAGACAACCCAGACACCCCAAACAACAGGAACGACCGACAACACGCCACACGTGCTGGTGGCGGGGATCGTCACCGAGTCGTACGAGTGCACGATCAACTTCACGACCACCATCATCCGGATTCAACAACGCATTTCCAGTGGGTCCGCATCCGACGGGCGGTGCCCAGTGGGATTCGAGTTCTTTTCGTCGGTAAAAAGTGCCGTCGACCACTTTGCGGCCAACGCCAAGTACACGCGTATGGTGCTCTTGGACGCCACGATGGGATGTGACGTGGACTTCGTATTCAGGCCGGTCGAGAAGGAAAAGGGGATCGTGGTGGCGGCGTACCCTCTGCGGACGCTTAACATGGACGCCGTGTCGTCCTACATCGAGACGTGCAGGACGGGAGGCACCGAACCGGATGCATCGGTAGCCAAGGACACGGGCACCGTGTACAACTTTTCCGCGAGCAAAGGTGCCCTCGTCGACGCGAGCGGGTGCGTGCTCGCCGACAACCCTCAGGCGAAGATCGTGTCGGTGTCTCGGCCGTCCCTCGGCGAGTTTGTCGACGCGTACGATCAACTCACATCAACCTTGTCCGGTCGTCACCATGTGGACGTGCGGACCAAGTGTTCCAACACGGGAACGTACGATTTCTCGGGGGTGGTCGGCAAACGGTTCATGGCGTCCGAGACGTGAGGTGAAATCTTATGTATGTGTGTAATAACAGAGCAACAATGCTACTTCCTTTGCTTGCAGGATGCGTCTGCATCGTGGTAGCGTTTCTCGCGTGGTGGTTCCTGGGCAGACAGTCGGGAGGCGGCGGTAACTCGAACGCCGCCAAAGCGTCTGACGCGTCTGTCGCATCTGTAACGAATGTCACGTCCCCACAGAAGATCGTCATGCAAGCCCCGAAACCGGCGGGACCACCGGCCCGCGTCGAAGAGATGCCCACCATCGCCCCCGAGCCATGGAGCGAGTACGCCTTGCTCAACTTTGCGTTCGAACACCGGCTCCTGGGTCCGGGCATCGCGCCCGACGCGACGACCACGATGACGAGAGTGACCGCCGCAGAAGACTCGTACAAGATGGTGCGGTGCACGCTTGCCAACGGGTACTCTGTGAAATGGATGAACCGGTATTTGACCGTGAACCCCGACGGGACGCTCCTGTGGAACGACCGGAAAGACGAGCCAGGGTCATGTTTCGCACTGGAACCCGGCTTCTGCGGAGGGGATGGCAAAGAGTTCATCATGATGCGTAGTCTGTTGAACAACAGGTTCTTGCGCGTCGACGGGTACACAAACAAACTCGTGTGCATGGACAGTCCGTCTTCCGACAACGCCGCACAGTTCTGTTGGAAATTGCAGCCCAGTCAGCCCGCCCGGAGACGGTGCGGACAGTATTACGATCCCGATTACGGCAGAGTTGTCAATATTCCGTGCGATATAGTCCAAGATCCCCCCGAAGGCGGCACGTGCGCCGACGTGACGCCTGGGTTCATGTCAAAGTGCTGTTTGAAGCACAACGACAAGTCGTGTCGCAACGTCGTTTTGCGGGAAGTCGTCGGACGCGGCATCAACGAAGCAGCCCTCTACATAAAGACGCGTTTCCCGGACCATACGATCGTCAAGTGCGGTCGCGGCGACCCGTGCGAGAAGATGAACCCGTTCCCGATCCACCAAGCCGACACATGGGTCCTGCCATACGACAAGCGACTGGGGACCGTCTCCTTCCCGGCCTACCGATTCGTTTGAGCGTTTGCGCGCGTTTGAGAACGACGACGACGACCGTCGTTGATCAGTTCATAAAAATGGAGTACGTGTGCGATGCGTTCGACGATCCTCGAGACGCCATCGTGCTGAGTTTCGTGGTGCCGGAACGGGTCCACACGCGACGCGAACTGATCGCCAACTTTGACGATGACCACGCCAAACTCGTGCTGATGCGGACGCCAGACTGGACGAAATTGACGCTGTATAACCCCGTCGCGTGCGGCATCCCGTGGATCGGCCAACGTCTTCGGCACTTGGACATGAGATTGAACGATCCCACCAATCTCATGTTCTGCGAGTTCCTACCGGAAATCGAAGACTTGCGCGTGTCGGCACCGTCCTTCTCGGGCGGTATCCGGGCCCGGATGCCGACGCTCAAACACCTGAAGTTGTGTTCGGGAAGCATGTTTGGGCTGTTCGCAGAGACCAGGACGCTGCTCCCGGCGCTCGTCACAATGGACATTTACGCAAGCATCCTGTACGCCAGTCACGGGATGAGGTTCCCGGAAAAGATACGAACGCTCCACTTGAACGGGATACTCATGACACAGGTGATCGACGCGTTGGAGACGTGTCCCGCCGTCAACGTGACCCTCACGTGCGCGGGACTGATGGACGTGCCGGAATTGCCACCGCACGTCGAACGGCTCGACTTGTCACACAATTTGATCGATAGTTTCGGGCCCGATATCTTCCCGAATCTGACCTACTTGTCCGTGCAGAACAATTTCATGTTCGACTGCACGACCATCGTCAGCGAATCCCTGCGGACCCTGGACAGACGGGGCACCTGCGGTTGGCCGTGGGAACTCAAGAACGCGAGGACGATCGTCTCCGACGCCGATCCGCCCAGTTACATCAAGATCTCGTGCCCGAAACTCGAACGCGTGCTGGTCAAATACGTCGACCGAGTCGGCCACGCGTGGCACCTGGCGCGCCGGCTCGCGGGGTGTCGGGCGACCGACGCTTGTCGCGAGGAGGGAGAACTGTGTGAAGAGGATGTGGAAGAGTTTTGGACCAGTTACATTGATGACGTGCCGGTCGTACACATTCTCCCGAATCCGCGCACGTATGACGACTACAACGTTTAAATTCCGCCATTATTTTACGTGCAAAGAACAAGACACCAGACCAATACGCGACGATGCCACCGTCCACCACGTCCACAAAACCAGGCGTGGGGGGTGTCCTACAGTTGAACATGATCGGCATGCAAGACACGCATCTGTACCAGACGTCAGACACCAGCGAAGGCGGTCACCGTTTCTTCGACCAACGGTGGACACAATCCACGCGGTTCGCCACCGTCCAAAAGACCGTCCCGAGTGCCTTGCCGTTCGGTCTGACGACCAAGGTGGTGATCCCGAAACGCGGCGATCTCCTCGGTAACTTGGCACTGTCGATCACGCTGCCGGCGATCCCGGGGGCATCTATAGACGACTATTGGAGGGAACGAGTGGGGTACATTCTGCTGAGGAAACTCCGCATCATCCTGAACGACGTCGAACTGGACAGTAGCGAGCGTCTGTGGCTCTCGCTACAGGACGATCTCTTCATTCAAAAGTCGAAGAAGGCAGGCGTCGACGATATGATCGGACGCGCCGGTATGCGACTGTCGGAGGAACACACCATCGTCGTTCCGCTCAAGTTCTTCTGCTGTTACAAGCCCGGCCAGAGACAGACCTTCCTGCCACTGCTTTCGAACACCGGCCAAAACTCCCTCGTCCTGGAGATGGAACTGGAGTCCTTTGCCAACTGCGTGACCAGTTACGACGGGAAGTTCGCACCGAAAGATCTCGCAGCGGATCTCATTGCTGATTACGTGTTTTTGGACGAAGAAGACAAGAACGAGATCATCAACAGGGAGACGCCGTTACTGTGCGAGGTGGTACAGGACTGCGAGGCGACGTCGTTCCGCGAGACCTTGGATGGTGTCGGCGGCGACACCATCATCCCGACGGGCATGGTCCGCGTCGACCTGTCGGAAGTCAATTTCCCGGTGAAACTGATCGTGTTCGTCGCGTACTCCGTGGACGCCGTGACGCAGGGCAAATATTTTCAGTATGAGGATGTGATCGACACGGCGAGTCTGAAGTTCGACGGATGGGAACGCACGCAGTACCAGACGGCCGACCTGTACTCGCTGGTGCAGACGTGGCATCATACGCCCAACTGCATCAAGGACCATGTGTACGTGTACTCATTCGCAATGGACGCGGCCAATTCGCAGCCGAACGGACACTTCACGTTTTCCCATGTGCGCAAACCCTTGCTCTACGTCACATTGAAACAGCCGAGGGACGATATCGTCGTCAAGGCGTTCCTGCTGGGATACAGATACGTCAACTTCCGGGGCGGCGACGCCCAGGTGTCGTACATTTAAATGAAGGGTTTCGAACGGCCAATATTATAACCGCCATAGTATACAGGTATGTACTACGAGTACCAAGACCAGACCACGAACTACAGCACCGTCGATTCGGCACGGGCCACCCTCCACGTGTGTCGCGACAACCCGGTGGTGAACCTGTTCTTCTCGGAGGGCAACATCCAGCGAATCCAGTCGATGGTTCGGACACGTATTCGCGACAAACACAACATCACAATCGACCCACAGAGCAAGACCGAACTGACGCTCGTCATGTCCGGGATCTTCAACATGCACCAGGGGAACATCGTCGCCGGCGCGGACATCGACTGCCAAGTCAGGCGACTGAACGAGTTGGTGACAGACTACTGTGTCAAAAACATCCTCGTGAACATCCGCCACCATATCGGGTATCTCCGAGACTCAAGTAAGCCGTATACCCTCCTGGACCGCCCCGTCAACACGTCTCTCAAGGGCGAGCGCACGCTGTCGTACATGCCGTAATCGCCAGTCGGAACCACGTGACGAAATGTTTCCTTGGCGTACCCCAACCAGAATATGCGTGCGAATACGCGGGCCGCCACACGGGTCGAGATCAAGCCGTCTCCGCGAACGGACAAAAAGATGGTCGCCATCTTCAGGGACGACAGTGGACGTGTCGTGAGGACCACCCACTTCGGAGGCAAAGGGTACGGAGACTTCACCATATACCACAAAGTGGACCCGGTACTCGCCAGAAAAAAACGACTTGCATACATCCGCCGGCACCGCGTGCGTGAGAACTGGCGAGATCCGTATGCGGCCGGCACCTTGGCCAGGTGGGTGCTGTGGGAGAAGCCGACGGTCCCCGCCTCCGTGAGAAAGTATAAAGTTTTATTTGGGTTCGAATCGTAAGACGTAAGACGTACGCGTCGACAATGAGGTCCCTCGTCATCAACTCGCACGTCGACAGCACGACGGCGTTGGCGCGTCTGCTGGACAGTCTCCAGGCGGCCACCGGATTCGATCGCACGCACATCAAGATCGTGGTCGGGGGGTGCACGGACGCGACCGACGAGCATTCGATTTATTCCGTCTCGACGGACGCAACGCGTCCCAACATCGAATGGATACGCACGCGACGGGACTCGATCGATTTCACAGCGCTGCTCGCGTGCATTGATCTGTTCGGTCACCGACCGGCGGACGAGTACTTTTACATCCACGACACGTGTGTTGTGGATGTTTCCTTCTTTAAGCGGATCGGGGACATCTCGCTCGCGCAGGGACAGATGTCCCGGTCCATCGGTCGTCTCCATATGTCCATGAACATGGGCATCTACACACAATCGTGGCTGACGACGTTCCAGTCACAGACCGAACTGTTCCGCAACACCGACGGGTGCCGCGCACAGTTCAAGCGACGGTGCATCGACATGGAGGATTGGTTCTTCAGGAACGACCCGACCAACACCGTGATCGGCGCGGGTCTGACAGAGGTGTTGCCACCGACAGACGTGTACGGACGCGGCGTCATGCGACGAGGCGAAGTCTACCGCGACGTCGGCCTGACGAAGTGGAAAGCCAACTGGTGCCTCCGGACGGACGGCGCGTACCAACTCGGCAATTAGCACGGTTTTCTCCCGGAATCTTTTGGGTGCGCACTGTAATACAGTGAAACTGTAAATGAGTTCCGCTTTGCTACAGATTCTGGCACAGGGCGAGGAGGATGCCTACATCACGTCGGAAAGTTTCGACTCGCTCCGGCCGTTTCGACAGGTGGTCAAGAAAGCCACGGCGTTCTCGACCGAGATCATCGACATCGATGTCCGCTTCCCGACGACGAAAACGTACGGACAAACCCTAAGCAACATCGTGATCCCGCGCAAAGGTGACCTGATCAGAGATATATACGTCCGGCTCAAGGTGAAACGCGCCAGCGGCACGACCAAGACGCCCGGTCTCGAGATTTTGGACAAAATCAGTATGTGGGCAGGCAACGTCAAGTTGGAGACGATCACCGGCGAGTATATCTACGCGCGCGACGCCGCGCACCTCACCGCCGACGAGTTGCACGCCAGGGACCGTCTGGTGGATTTCAACCAAGACGAGGGTCAGGGAACCGTCAAAACGATGTACATCCGCGTCCCATTCTTCACCAGCAAGACCCCCCTTCCTCTGATCGCCGTGCAAAACCAGAACGTGCACCTCGAACTGACACTGCGCGACGCCATGGCGTCCCTCGATCCCGTATACCAACCAGACGTCGATGTCATGGTGGAATATGTCTACGTCGATGACGATGAACGGCGTTTCTTTACCAACAACGAGCACGCCCTGCTCATCGAGCGACTCCAAAGCCAGGAGGACCCCTTCAATCCGCGGCAATCGGTGATCAACCGCGTCTACTCGCCCGTCATCGAGACGCTGGGTGGATACGACCGGGTCGAGGGATCTGGTGCCGACAAGGAGATCGCCGCGTCAGGTACGTACCTGCAGTTGGTGAACAACCAAGGCGATCCCAAGTGGTTCGGCCGGACCGAAGTCTTTTACGATTGCGCGGAGAACGCGAGGGTGTTCGATATCCAGGGGCGGTTCCTCATCCCGACGGACACCGGACCGGGCGGAACCGTCGGTATGCAGTGGGCGACGTTCACGGAAGGCGGCACCACCTACGGCTACAGTCTCGAGTGGTCGTTCCCCGACTACGAAACGATCACGACGACCTTCAAACGGAACGGAGAAGTCGTGTGCACCATCGCCAACGCGTCCGTCACGTCACAGTCCGGGTACGCGACGGTGACGGCATCCGACACCTCGACGGACTTCACGACGCAGGCCGCCGCAGGAGAGGCATGGCTGGTCTTCCAGTTTCAGCATCATCTGGAGAACGATCTGTTGAGCGTTTCAACGACCGTTGAGGGGTACGTTGCCGGGGGGTACGTCGCGTCACTGAGTCCGGTGGCCACGGGACCCACCATCACACACACGATCCGGGAGGGGTACTCCGCCATCTACACCTTTTACCGCACGTGCACGTTCTCGATATTTGCCGATGCAACGGAGGACGTCATCTTCGCGGCAGACTCGATCCGCGTCGACCTGGTGGCGCTGCTCCCGTCGTCATCGAATTACAACATGCAAAACATCCCTCTGTACTTCCGTGGGCCCGTCAGGTACCTCATGTGGTACCTCCGTCCCCTGAAGAGTCAATGGACCTTCGGCAAGTACACGACCGACGTAGTGGGATCGGAGACGCAGAGACAGGACGTCATGCACTCGGCCAAGGTCACATTGAACGCAAAGGATAGAACCGCGCTCGCGACACAGACGTTTTACAACGTGGTCGAGCCCCTGCGCATCTTCAAGAAATCCTTGCCGGCTGGACTGCACGTGTTCGGCTTCTGTGAGGGTCCCGCACAAGGACTCATGCCGAATGGAACGGTCAACTTGTCCAGGATTCAGGAGACGCGACTGGTCCTGCAGTTGCGCAGTTACAACCCGACAGAATCGATCCTCACCCGACTCGACGAGTCGGAATGCCTGGAGGAGGGACGTCTGTATACCCGGTTGGTGTGTCACGCCGTCGGGTACAACGTGTTGTTCGTGGCCGACGGGTACTTGAAACAGGCATATATGTGACGACCGACACACATTCGTAGTACTTTACACCCAAACATGTAATTTCTTCATTCCTTCATTCCTTCATTCCTTGGATTCAGAATTGTGTTGTTGGTCCAAATTGCGTCCGAGAAGGACCAACACCCTATTGCAATCGAACGACTTGACGAATTCTACCACATTTCCATCGTCGCCTTGGTCCATATGGTACGTGAACAGCGAAGCAAATACGTCGCACGGCGCACACAGATGAGTGGCGTCCATCGTATCGTACATAGTGTCAATGATGGAGTGAAACCCTTCATTGGAAAGGGACCCGTCCAGCCTGGGGGCACCCTGACTATCGGCACGCGTGTTGCACACATCCATCGTAAAGAGCGCACCCAGGACGACGCACGCCAGTTGTATCGACGACGATTTGGAGGACGTATCGCTGACGCACCAATCCAAGATTTTCGACATCTTGAGACGCGTATCTTGCATCTGAAACATGTCCGCTTGTTCCAGCACTGCAGACCTGGAGATAAGTCCCTTGCCCATTCCCACCGCTGGGTTTGGTAGCCCCCCATGTCCACTGGTCGAGGCGATCGCGCTACTCCTGACTCGCTTCATTCCCACCATTGTCGAGGCAACTGGCGCGAAAATATCGCATTTATCCTGCAGAGACGTCTCCCAGAACATGCTGTGGAAAAGTGTTTGCGTGAGCACCACGCCGCTCTTGTGCTTCGACGACGACCCATCCTTTCCGTTGTGGAATCGGACCTTGAGCACATACGGTATCATCTCGTTCCCGTGATCAACCAGTCTTTGCAGGGGCAGCGACGCGACGATTTGGTCGAGGTGCGGGTGGTCCGTGGGGATGCAGACGGCCCAGGCCCTTTCCCTGTCGACCCTGATGCTCGACACATACGCGCACATGGTTTTGTTGTAATCGAGATCGTCCGGATCTCCCCCGCCGAAACACGTGACGAGCAGATTCTCGCGATCCTTGCCGTCGAGTTTGGTGCGGGGCAGCGTCGACGATTCGGGACCCAACGACCGAGTGGGACGCGGCACCCGGATGGTCAGGTGTTTCGGCGTCTGACTGGACATCTCGAACACGCACCACGAAATCACGATCGATCCGTCCACTTCCTCGTGGTGCTTCGGACTTCCGTCAGGAAACATCGACGCGGTGAGTTCGTCGATACTGACCGGAGTCGCCGCCGGACTATCAATGGCGATGACTCGTTCGACATCGAAGTGATCGAGAAAACGAGTTTGACTCTTGCTCTTGCGGCCTGACTTCGACTTGATCACGGCAAACGATGTGCACGTCGGTATTGACGCTGTGGACATGGTGAGGCGGAACACGGAAACGTTACGGAAAAATCAGTTCTGTATTGGGTCATCGTGAATCTGCACGAATCTTGCAGGGGGGCTTCTTCATCCGGGAGAACCGCCGGGCACAAAATATTGGCACATACCATAACAGCGACGAGAATAACAGTATGGGAGACGAACCTCGTTGGACGGACGATATATCGGTCCTCTGGAGGAACCCCACCCAATTCTTTCCCGTGCAACCGACCCGAAACATGACGCTGAACTCGACCACGCGCTTCCTCCTGTATGCAGGCGTGGCACTGTCGGTCTTTCACCGTTCGGCGACGCCGATGATCGTGTCCATCATCCTCAGCATCCTGCTGTCCATGGTATACTGGCGCCAAGAGGAGAGGGAACTGGCGGTCGAGTTGGTGCGAAAGCAGGGATGCCGCAAACCGAGCAGGGAGAACCCCTTCATGAACGCGGCCGTGCACGAATTCGGTACCCCGACCGTTCCGTGCGACGAGAACGTCGATTCGGAGGTCTCGGATGCCCTATTCTCCACGTACGTGTACAGCACGGCAGACGACGTGTTCGGTGACGAGTTTGCACGCCGGCCTTTCATTCGCCTACCGAACGGAGGCACCCACCCTGACTTTTCAAAACTAGCGACTGAATTGCGACCCACGCACAGTTAGAATTGATATTGAATGTTTGTTCTTACAGACACACGACGTAGTAACACAGTCACTGCATATCCATGTCTTCGGGACTGTCCTCGAGTTCGAAATTGTCGCCCGCCGCGAAATCGTCAAAACCTAGTCCCGTGCAACTGGACAGAACCGTGTCCAACAGTCCTTGGACCTTCGGATCGTTCATATCGGGCATGTCGGCTCCAAGCAACGTGCCAACGTTTTGCATCAACGCGGGAAGCATTGCTTTGAAATCAATGCTTCCTCCCTGTTCCATCGTCGTCGCCGCCTCCTTCGCCATGCTCTCGATGCTCCCGAGCATGTCGTCGTTCAAGTTCTCCAGTGCCATGCCCAGAGCCAGCAACGTGTTCAAGTAGTTCATGATCGCCGTCTTGGACCCTTCGTCGATGCCGTCGACGTTCCACAACTCGGACACGTTCAGACCGCCGATGGTCACGCTGTTCTCCGGGTCCTCGAAGACGGTCCGGTCGCTCTTCAGTATCCTCTCTGCGTACGGCCGGACCGCGTCCATGAACAACGTCAGGCCTTGTCGCTCGTCGGAGGCGAGCAGAACCGGTAACGTCGTCTTGAAGATGGTCATCTGCGGGACGTCATCGAAGGTGTTGGACAGGTCGGTGATGAAGTCATTCAAGAGGGCATTGAACGCGGCGATGGTCGTCATACTTGAATGCGTGCGCGGACTGATGCGACGTGGTATGCTCTGATGCAGAGACAATGAATCGCACGAAAAAACGCGTATTTGTTTGTGGCACTGCAGAAGTAACGAGGAGTACATGGATGCTGATTCTCGTCGACGCAGTTCCCAGCGGCTGCTTGCAAGATTGCTTGGCCGTTCGGCCCGAAGGAGTCGTCATATTACCAGTGTTACAGGCGGTCGTCATGTCCGAACGGCGACCGTCGCACATGACCAATCCCCTGACCACGATGGTGCAGACGATGCTCGCTCAGTTCCGTCAGGCAAGGTTGTGTTGCGTGGACGATAAAACGCGCGTGGTATGTTTTTATTGGAGCCAAATGCCGTTGAACGCGACGGCGTTCGAGGCGAAATTCATCGAACGACACATCAAGTCACTGGAGCGCATGTTGGGTGTGCCGCACCGCCGCGTCTTCGTCCACATCCCAAAGGACTACGTGTTCGATAGACTGGCGCAGCAGAACGTCCCCGTGTCGACGTATGAGATCGAATCGTACACGACGAGAATGCAACGGATGTTCACGTACGATCGGGTGGTCTCGGTCGAACCGCACTCGTTCGAGACGCTTTCCACCCTGAAGGCGAACGTCGTCGCGCTGATAAATCATTCGTAATGGATTTCAGAAAGATCGTCACGAGCAGGGTCGATTTCGACTCGTGTCGACGCGGACAGTGCCGACGATCCATTCGCTATGGCGCGGAGCGATCGTTGAAAGTGCAGACGCCGCGCATGCTGGTCGGCGTCTCCAAGCACGCGTGGGGAACGCGCCTTTGTTTGAAAGATTGTACCTTCACGGATCTCGTGGTCTTTTTCAAAGAGTTGGAAGCGATCGGCGGGAAAGGACACGTCAACCCCGACACCAACCCGCTCGAAACGTTGTACGTGAACGACGAAACGCTGTTCTTCGACAACGAGGGACGACATCTGGGGGATACGGAGTCCATACTCACGGCCGGTGCCGTGCTAGAAGTGAGTTGTATCGTGAGCATGGATGGCATGACGTTTACACGGGACGACGCGGGTGACATCATCGCCGCGCGGGCGACCATCTCACCGGTCCAGGTGAAAATACATAAGGTTGTCCACGTGCCCCCTCCAGTCGTCTACGTCGATGGCGTCCTAGTCGATCAGTGACGTCACCGAGTTTCCGATGCACGCCGTGGCGACGGAGATGATGCCGACGACGTACGTGGGCACGCCCATCTGGAAGCGAGGCATGGCCCTGATTCTCGGAAGCACCACCACAATGAGCACGAAGATGATCAATGCAATAATGATGTCAGATTTATGCCTGAACAATACACCCTTCCACCCTTGCCTTTTGGTCGTCTCCTGCTCGGCGTCCGTCCCGCCACCGCCGCCACCGGTCTTGTTTGAGGGCACAACGTCGGAGCCCTGGTGATGCGGGACGTGGGGATGCTCGTGAGGAAGGTACTGGTCTCCCCGAGGGATGCCGTACCCGGCGGGGGGCTCGTTCGGGTACTGATGTGCGGACGTCGGGTGACCCTGCATGGCACCCATGGACATGTCATGGTCACCGTACTGCGCCGCATGGGGCTGTTGCTGCTGGTGATGCTGCGTTTCCTGCGGCTGGATCGACTGTCTCAACACGTCGTCGTAGGATGGCATATCCGTCGGTCCGACTTTTGGTCCGTCTGAATCGCGCGAGGAGACTTGGTTCAACTTGCTCACTGGTGTCGCGAACTCGTCCATGGAGGAGATACGTTTCCGGTAGCACCAGATTCAAAAACCGTTGATATTCCGCACACCGACCGGTCTCCGGTCGATCAACGTCTTAAAATCTTGGACGGAAGACATGAGGTCGGATGCCGTCGACGAGTACTACCAGTGTTCGAACGCACGAACCGAAATGTTGGCGACCCTGTGCACGTACCAGTCGGAAATGAACGATGCCCTCCTTCGGAAGGACATGGACACTTACTCGGACAGGAGAATCCGAGCCGATATGCTCGTGCGTAGTTTGCACATCGTAGAAACAAACCTGTCGAAGTGTGAACAGTCACTTATGTATGCGTTCCAAGACCATCGTCCTGAATCGTGAGCGACGATGACCACGGGCAATCACGGACATCCACGGACAATCACGGACAATCACGTCACTTTGAAAACATGTTTTATCGCGGTTTGCGGACGATTTTGATTCTCTTCGGCGTGTTTCTGTCGTCGGACCGTTCGTACGGTGCATCGTATGGCGCGAAACGCGGCCTGACCCAATACGGGACGCCGACAACCCGTCGTACACGAACCCGTCCCGTGCCCGTCGGCGGTGTTTGAACAGCAGCAGACACATCATGAAGACGAAGAAAGCCTCAAGCAGACGAATACTTGGTTGATTCTTGTGATTTCAAAGTGTAAGAAACTCGAATCGTTGAACGAGGAGGACGAGGCCGAACGAATCGCGGATGTTCCGGGATGAAATCATTCGGCATCGCTGGAAGACCTTGCCCGACCAGTGGCCGACGCACTTCCTATTGGACGGACAAGAGGGCGGCAAACTCTCCATCGCCGACAAGGACCACGGCATGTTTCTGAATAAATACTTCACGTACGTGATCAAGAAACGAGAAGCGTTGTCGGTGGTGGAACTCAAAACGCCACACTACTTCCTGTTCTTCGATGTCGACCTGCTCTTCGCTCGCGCGACCACGGACAGGATGCGACTGGCCATCCGGAAAACCATCGACGTCATCACCGAGACAATCTGGAAATTCGTGACGAGGGAGTTCTTCTTCCTACCGGACACCGAGGGAGCGAGGAGCCAGACCACCACCACCTCCTCCGGCAGCGACCGCGTCCTCGTGTCGACGTCGCCGCCGAAGATGGTCGACGACGACCGGGAGAAGCACGGTCTGCACCTCAACTTTCCCGCCATCGTCGTCAACGCGCCGATCGCACTGGCATGCCGGGAAAAACTCATCAGGAAACTCGAGACGATGCAATTGGACGACGAGAACGATTCCATCTCGATCGATAGCACCGCGTCGAGTTCCGGACTGGTCCGTGCGGTGCCGCTGAACTCGTGGGGGGACATCGTGGACGACTCGGTGTTCAAGGCCAACGGTCTCCGCATGCTGTTCTCCAACAAGGGGAAAACCGAGGCTCGGGCGTACCATCCCATCAAATGGATCGACTCGCGGGGGGCGACCGACGTCACCAAGATCAGCGACATCGCCGTCCGCGAGTTGATCAAGGAGTCGAGCATTCGGTGCGTTTCGGGCGAACCGCTGACGGTGTGCACTGACGGCGAACATCTGTTGGCGGATAAACTGGACGAACACGCGACGAGGGGCCAGACGATCGGCACGTCGTCGTGCATCAACATGTACTCGGAGGCCTTCGCACCACTGCGCAGAGCGCTCCCGTCCGTCTATCGGGACGTGCATTTCAACGCCGCGTTCGTGACGACGCACAACGTGATGCTCAAGACGAATAGCAGGTACTGTCAAAATATCGGCGGGGAACATCGGACGTCGACGGTCTACTTCAGCGTCTCGAAACTCGGCGTGTGTCAGCGGTGCTACTGTCGAAAGGCAGAACGGGGGTGCGAAACGTACTCCAGCAACCTCATAAAACTTTCCGACGATATCATCGACGTGTTCTTCCCCGGGTTCATCGACGAAAACAAGAAGGACGTGCCGGTCGTGACGCGTATCAAGAGGAAAGACATTTCGTCGGTCATCGGCAGGAGCCGGATGGGCACCGCCCGGAAAAAAACGTGATGATCCGTGTTGTTTGGTGATGTTTGACGATGTAACTGGGTGGCGGGACGGTGACCATGATTACAGATTCTTTTCGCGTTCACTTGCAGATGGGGCTGTGGCGAGTGTGACTGTCCGGTCGGCGACCACACGTGCTTTATTGGTTGTCCCGCCGGACGACCGCGACGTTCATGAGCATTGGGATCGTCGAGCACACGAAAAGCGAGACAGCAGCGGCCATTCCCACCGGCGTGGAACCGCCGACGCCGAGGGCGACGACCGGGGAAAAGATGAGTAGCAGGATTGTCAGCACCGAGAGAATGAGCACCACAATGGAGAGGGCTTTCGACAACGGATCGACTGGTCCGAACATGATTTGAGGTTCATCAACATTTTATCAACAGCGACAGTTCATTCGACGAAGACGTAATTCATCGCGGCATCCCGGCCGATCCCCCAAAAATTGTACGGAAGCGAGGCTTCGCCGTAGTACGCGTCGATTGTCGGGGAGTACCTGAGGATCTTGTCGCGGTGCATGGCGTCCGTCACGAATGGACGAGTGACGTCGATGAAAATCAGGTCACTGTGTCTGCAGATCCCGGGCATAAAGTCATCCTTCTCTACGTCATCGTCACAGTGGAAGCCGACCCGGACCAACTCATCGTTGGTTGATCGACGAAGTTTTACCACGGCAATCTTCTCGATGAACGCGGTTTCCGTGCCGACGTAGTTTGTTCGGGCGATATCGGTTCCCAACGAGCGGGACTCGAAGTCGAACTGTTCATCGTCAAATGTGAACCACTGTGTCAGCGAGAAATCCCACGTCATGAACGTGCGTTCTTCGCCTCGTGCGATTTGTACGTCTTTACACACCGTTCTCCTCATATTTCTGTGCGAGGTTAGGGTCCGACGTAGGTGCTGAAGACGTTCCTGGCACGTCGATGGGCTGTATTCACTGGACAACCTGTACAACGATGGCAAGACGTACCCCAGCCAGTTGACGGATTCGGGTAACGTCGAGTAACATTCCATGACGTACAGTCTTGTACAGTCAATCAGGTTGTCAACGCGACACGTTGACAACTTTTTTTGTTTTGATTTGATTTGAGTCTGTTTACAGATTTCGATACCTATGTGAGGAGGGTCCCCAGACGCCTCTGGACAGTCGCGAGCGCGCGACCCGCCTTCTCGAGTTTCGAACGCAATTCCCTGACCTGTCCCTTCCTCATGACAGTGTGCCTGGACGTCAAGGCGGTGCGGCGATGACCACCCGTCTTGCGACGACGATGACCCGCTCCCCTGACGGGCGAACGCCTCGACGTCGAATGCCTGGGTCCCGAGACACCCAGGAGGGACGCGAGAGCGCCGTTTCGCTTGATGCACCTTCCGGTATTGGGGTTACGGACCTGATTGCTTCTACAAGCCATGACTTGGTGACAATGCTTGTATCATGGTCAACGATAATGTTCCTCGATCATGGAGATCAGAACTTTCACCTCCTCCTCGGCGCCTTCACGGGCGCGCCAGGGACCGTCCGAGGACGCACAGAGGACCGCGGGGGCGTCTTATACGGACTTCCGTAGGAAAGACGCCTTCCCGTCCCCGCAACGGGGGCACGTCTGACCATGGTCCGGGTCGGACGCGGGGCACCGGGTGTCGCCGCGCGCCTCGGTGCGGGAGATGTCGGAGGGGTCGAATACGGGTTCCTCGTCATCACCCTGGTGGACGACCTCGACCTTGACCTCGATCGGGTCATTGCACCGGGACGACCGGCTGGGGACCTGCCCAGCGTCCTGCCTCTGGGCGGGGACCTGATCGCGGAGGTCGCGGTCGATCGCAGGGGTCCTCCCATGGACACTGACCTGCTCGAGGAACGGGACCTGCTCGCGGAGGGCGACCTGCCAATGGAACGCGACCTGCCCATGGAACGCGACCTGGACTGGTTCAGGGGGTAGTACAGGTTGTTGGTGGCCAAGTGGACCAACACCTCGTTGGGGGAAAAAATCACCTTCTGGTTTGATCCGTTCACCATAAACACCTTCAGGGCGTTCTTCGTACGGCTCGTCCAGTTGAGGAACCGTTGCTCGAATCCGGGCGGCGGGTTACGCGACACGTGGTAAATCGGGATACTGCCGTACAGCGCCTTGCCGGTACCGCGACGGACACCAGGTGGGAGAGGACCGGACATGAATGTGAGTTGGGTAGATTGAGTGGTATTATGAGTCAACATATTGTACGTGATCATCCCAACGTTTGACGAAGGGCAGTGTACATCTCGTCGACGTCTTCGAAAATCGCGCGTCTGTGGTCGTCGTCCTCGATGTGGTCGAAGTGGTCACAACACGCACGAACGATGTCGTCAATCTCGTCCTCGTCGTCAAGAAACTGCCCCCTCCGGGCTATCGAATACACGCACGGATCTCCCTGTATGGCGCCGTACTCGACGAGCCGCGTGAACTTTTCCATCGGGAAGCCTCGGCGTTCCACGGCCCGGGCGGACAGCATCCGGATGACCGAGCCCGTGCGTTCGCGGGCCTGCCACGGCTGGCACAGGATCTCTCTCGCGAGCGCCGCGTCGATGATGTCGCGGTACTCTGGACACGACGACTGAAGACTCGGGGTAGTCAGTACCCTGGAAAGTTCGATGCGAAGGAGTTCGTCATACGGTGGAACGTGATTCGTCCCGTGATTCGTTCCGTTATTCGTCCCGTCCCGCTGATCCATCTTGCTGAGAGACATCATGTTCAGAACCCCAACGATGAGGACCGAGATGATGCGGTTTTCAAAGTCGGTCTGCTCCATCGATCGAAAGTTAGTTGTTAGTACCCGCGGCAATTATTCGCCACCTTTCACGCGTCAACCCGACAAGTCTCCAGTCGGGAACCCTCGTGTAATGTTCCTCGATGTCTTGCGCAAGGCACTGTACTTCTTCGCCCAGAAGGCCACACTGGACCGACGTTTCTTCTTGAGTCTCGCGTTCACGTGTGCATGAATCCGGACGATCCAAGTGAACACGCGCTTGCGCGCCGTTCCCGGCTCGTCGCGCGGACCCTGGAGGAAGTCACTGAGCCTCAAGCGTAGTGCGGGGTTCCCGCACCGGATCATCTTCGAGTACTCGTCCCTGCAACTCTTGCATGGGATAACTCGTCGAAGGTTATCGAAGAACTTGAAATAGGCAAGGCTATCTTCACGCGTGGGCACAAGCGGTACGTTGGAGGCGATCAGTGTCATGCTCAGCCACAGGCTCTTGCCCCAGACGTTCGGCGAGTACCCGTCGGGAGAAAGAAAGCCAGGAGTATCCATAATGATGGCAAATATTATCTGTCCCCATGTCATTACTGATTAATTAATCCACCCACCCACATGTCTTTCATCCTGAGCAACGAGATCGTGATGTCGTTCCGCGACTTCATCCAGGACCAACAGATTGCAGGTACGGCACTGGGGTTCCTCATCGCGTCCAGCACACTTGACGTCGCTCGCGTGTTCGTCAGGGAAGGTGTGATGCCGTTCGTGTACGCCATCCGCAGCACGTCCATCCCGAAGTTCGACATCGACAGTATCATCCAGACACTGATCACCTTCTTCGTGACGATGCTCGTCGTCTTCGCGACGGTCCGGATCTTCGATCTGCAGACCAAGAAGATCCCCGTTGTCGCGACCGTCAGCAACGCTGCTCTCTAGATGCAGACGACTGTCGACTCAATCAACAATGTATAAGGCCTGATTGATGGCCTTGGCGACGGCAAGTGTGCCAACGCCGAGAAGGTACTCTTCTCGACGTCGAACCACCTCCTGTTTCATGCGAATAATCTCCTGACGCGGTACGTTGAGCAGGAAACGCGACAGGTGCGCTCCCAAACCGTCACACGCGTCAACGCCATCAACGTCAGCGACGCCATTCGAAATCGCGTCACGAATGTCGATCCACCACACGCCACGCCCTCGTGCAAGCAGGGGGGCGGTCTCGTCGTCCACGTTCTCGCCCCAATACACAGGAATGGCCCCCGCAATGAGCGCATCGCCGAACTTCTCGCTCACGTACCCCTTGGCCCCTGGTCCGCCGCAATTCTCGATGATGATCGCGAAATCGTGGTCTTGGTACGTGTCCATGGGGTTCATGGGATCGATCATGCGAGGCACGTCGTAGCCCAGCATTGGCGGTACCCGTCCAGCCGCCCGTTCCGAGTCGCAGAACGATCGCCACCCGGCACCGACCACCGTCAACGTAGGCCCGAATTCCGTCGCGACCTTTGCCCGCATGAAATCCAGCGACCTCGCCGGGGCTCCGGCGGCCTCGTACGTGCCCCGCGTGTCCCGATTCTCGAGCACCATGCTCGCGGTCCCCGTGTTCGGACCATTGTTGTCCCTCAACACGCTCGCGATCCGCTCCTTCGACAGGAAACGCGCGTTGTGCGGCAAAAATACCGTCTTGATCCCGGGGTCGTCCAGCAACGGTTTGGCGTACGTCAACACGACGTCCGCGTGGTCGCGAAGCCAGGCGGTCTGCCACTGGTCTTTGTGTCTCAGGTTGGGTCCTTCCGACGTGATCAGGATCACGCGCAGGTCGGTGTGCGTCTCCTGCTTCAGTTTCCGTAACAGGTCCAGTGGGACCGTTGACGGATGACACAGCGTCACGAGACACACGGCGTCGTACGGAAGGGCGTGCAGACACTCGAACCCGTTGATCCAGTTGACTTGTCTGACGTCTTCGAACATCGTGGGACACCACTCGTCCAGCGGGTTTTTCACGGACGACGATACGATCTCCGTTGTCTGGAAGTGGTCGAAATGGAACAAATACACGTCTCTGTTGGACGCGTGCCACGGCGACACCTTGGTATTCCCTCGTCTGAAGAAGTCGGCGGAAACGCTGCCGCCGCCGCCCTGACGGACGTCCGTCCGGTACCTGACGCTGAATTCTCTGGTCGATCCGCCCGCCGGCTGGTGCGTCAACAACGTCTGACAGATGCGACGATCCGCTTCAAGCGCGTTGGGGTCGCGCGCCTTCACCATCCACAGCGGGGCCAGTTGGCGTGCCAGGTCCACGCTGAACATGTAACAGTTGGTGTCGATCAGTCTGTCATGCGAAGCGAGACACGTGGGCCGTATGTTTCCCATGCTCTCGCAAGTGTCCAGGCACAACACGGTCGAAGCGTGGTCGATGATTTTTCGCAACGTGAACGACCATCCGTGCGGCCCGATGGCGTTCAGGTGGCAAATCACGTGGCACGGTTCCACTTCGTTGTCCTCGTCCAACACGCACATGTAATCGGCGTTCACGATGAACGCACTGGCGGCGATGATCCGGTGACAAAGGTACCCGGTTCCGCCCGTGTTGTCCGGTAAGACGACCAAGGAACGTTTGATGTTGGGACATTCCGACGGGAATCGACAGATGATCTCCTTGGTTTTGGACGCGTACTCCCGTCCGTCCGCCACGACGATGTGTTTGACGACCACGCCACCGGGAACGTCAAGGCGATTCACGCTCTGGACGTTGTTCGCGAGAAATGGATTGGCCGTCGATCCCGTCACGATGGCCACCGTTTTGGGCGAAGAACTCGGCGATGGTGTTTCCTGAACATTCGTCATCCTTTCTTACGATGGACAGGTACACCAGTGAGAGAAACGAATCCAATGATTTTCTCGCGTCCGTCTGCGTCGAATAATATGTCTGGATACATATATACTGCACAGTACTGCAGTCATGGAATTCGCTGTCCTAGGTGCCCTGGCAGGAGTTGGGTACTTCCTTCGTCGGAACGACAAGGACGTGTCACCCTCCGACAAACCCACCGTCGTCAGGATCATCGATGATGATGATGGTAACGTGGGTCCGTACGAAGATCTTCCGTTGCCCTCCGACCAGTTGGCGGCCTTCGACGAACGCGCCCTCAAGCGGTTCAACGACAGTTTCTTCCCCAACAAAAGCGGGATCATCGCGCCATGGTACAAAACGCGCACCAACACCACCAACGCCGAGATGAAACAGCGGACGCTCGACAGGTTCACTGGAACGGATTCCACGTATCGCAACAAGCGAGAAGTCGAAGCCATCTTCAAACCGACTCCGCAAAACATCGACTCATCCGGACGGGAAGGTAACACCGCCAGATACGATCCGGAAATATACCGGTCGTCGTTGACGGAGAAGCAACAGAATACCTTACCGTTCCAGCAGATCCAAGTGGGACCCGGTATCGGCGTGGACGCGAGCACGCCCGCCGCTGATGGGTTCCACAGCATGGCACGGGTCATGCCGGTCGACGGACTTGCACACAAGTCAAGTGAAATGGGAGGACGCGTGAACGCGGGGGCTGTCATCAACGCGACGCGGACCGCGGATGTCGTCCTCAGTCACAAGACACCGCCACGCGTGTGGGACATGGACAGGCGTCCCCTCCAACGCGGAATGTCACAGGTCGGCGTCGGCATGGCGCATCGTGGGCAGCACTCATGCATCCAGCCCGCACAGTGCAAGGTCGACGGCGAATTTTATACCGGCGTGGCTCACCGCGGGGGCGTGTACGATTCGCACGTCAAGAGCACGCGACTGGACGACAGGACGTCGGACGGTACCGTGCTCAACCTCGACGGAAAGAAGGTCGGGGGTCACACCACGTATACGCCCGGCGACACATACCGTATCACGTCGCAGAACAGGGAAGCCAAGACCGGTCCGGGACCCGTCGCGCCCGTCACCACCAAGGAGAACATGCGATGCAGTAACATGCAACTGCTCAAGGAGGCGAAGCGAGGGTCGTACACCAACCCGAACTACATCGCCGGACCCCAACGCAACGACGCGTTGCTGTTGAACAGGATGGGATACCGTACCTCGCCATACGCGTCCCAGATCCACAAGATGCGTGCCGAAATGCAGGGAACGACGAACAGGCTACTGTCCAACCCGCAAAGCGGTGCCCTGGAACGCGGCAGCACCAAAGACAACGTGGGCACGCCGGCCGGCAACGGCCGGAAACAGACGGGGGAGACCAACACCCGTGCCGACTTCACGCTCAGTGCCGCGGCCCTCCGCGGCAACCCGTACGTCGTCAGGTGACGCGGGAAAACTCTAGAAAAAGTATCGAACAACATGTAAGATAGAACACATATCGAAGACACAGAAACCATGCTCACGGAAGAGGAACTGAAAAAGATGTTGCAGAACCCGCTCGGAGCAGACTGGTCCAAACTCCGACCAGAGGACGTTGGCGTGAGCATGGGCGCGGCCATGACCGAAGAACAAATGAAGGCGTACTGTGCCCAGCAAGGGATTCGTCCCAATATCATCAAGAAGCCGCCGCCGTCGGTGTTGAAGAAAATTCAGAAGAAGGATACCCAGTCAGGGTCAGGACAACCCACCGGATCGTCTTCCCACGCCAAATGAGCCGACGAGTATTATTATATTTTGTAAAGGCATCGACTTTCGACATATATCCAAATGTTTAACAAGATGAACACTGGGAAGATTGCAATGTACAGCATCGCGCTGATTCTCCTGGCGTGCATCATCATGTGGTGGACCTCCAACAACGGCACCAAGAGCGCGCCCGGAGACGGTATGCTGATCGTGACCCCGATGCCCGCGACCGACTACAGCGTGGAGGATATGAACAACGGTCTTCCGGAGGCTCTGCCAGAGACGCTGATGCCGGTGACCATGGAGTCCGAGCCGGACGTCATCACCCAGTCTCCGATGATCGACGATTCCATGCCGCAGGAGTCCGATATCGAAGAGTTTAGCAACTTTGCGAGTCGTCAGTGGCGCGGAAACATCCTCTGAGCGACGACCGACCACAAAATCTTGACATGTCCTAATACACAATGGCCAAATCGGATCGGAGACTAGTCCCATGGGTCGTCGTATTGATGTTTCTGGTGGCGCTCTCGCTCGGTTGTTCGGCGTGTCTGACGCTTCTGAGCGACTACAGGTCGTCTGAATCCATCGTCAGGAACGTCGGCGAACCGTCCACCGACGCACCGGACGTGGAAGTCGTCGAGGACGTCACACTTGCGCCGCGGCAACGGAATGATGACTGGTCGCAGGAAACCGTCCGTCCCGTCGATTTCTTCGACTCGACCGTCACCCGACTCACGTACAACTGATGATTTGTTCGTTGTCTTTGTCACGTTGACAATGCAACAGTGCAACAGCGCAACAGCGCAACAGTGCAACAGTGCAACAGCGCAACAGCGCAACAGTGCAACAGTGCAGACAGGCTATTATCTGTGTGCACTGTATCTACACTTCTTTTCGGAATGTCGAGTAAACGCGTCGGCAGATTGATCCCACACTCGGAGGACGTCATGACAAAGGCACTGGTAGACTACCAGACGACCCAGTTAGCGTCCATCATGCTCAGTCAGCGTATGGCGGAGTTGCAATCGCACATGAGGACCACCACTCGACAACTGCAGATGTTGAAACGGCGGATGGCGTCCCAACGACAGAAGGTGTCGCAGGTCGCATCGTTCCGCGCCAAGGAACACGCGCGAGACAAGATAAGGACGGCCAGGAACGGTGCCAGGCAAGAATCCTTCCGTATGGGCGTACAGGACGCGTTCCAGGTCACACAGAAGAACAAGAACTGGCGACAGAAAATGACCAAGTTGGCTGCCGCTCGTCGTCGAACGAAATAAATTCGTGGCCATGACCATGTTGACCTCTAGAAGGAAAGACGGACGAAAAACACCGAAAGGACGGAAGCGTCGCGCACAAAAACCACGCAAGAAGATGACCTACGAACAGGCAATCAAAGTTCTGATCAAGCACAAGATCTTGTCCAGTCGACGGGAACTGGTCAACTCGAGTCGCGGGAGCGGCGGTCTTCTTCTGGGAACGATCTAGACGAAATTATATCTTGCGTCTCTTCAATTCAACAACATGTACATCGACGAAAGGTCACGTATCAACGAAGGTGTGATTTCCCACCAGACCTCGGTCCCTCCCCCCGGGTCCCACGGCAAGTCGTGCTCCACCGAGCCCAATTGCGTATCGTACACGCCCGGCTCGTACGCCGCAATGCACTACGACCAGGTGATGCCGGTGACGCAGGAGTCGATGACGCGTCGTCGTATGCCCAACACGGAACTGGTCGGAAACGGTTTCCGCGGCCAGGACGGCGGCGACGGTCTTCGTCTCAATTCCGATGCATGGAGCCAGGTGTGGACCCCCAACGACGGATTCTCTCAGGAATGCGATAGGTGTGTGGCTGAAGTGAATTACAACCGGTTCCATTGCGTCGACGGCCTGCCCCTGGCATGGGAGGGATCGTGGTGGCACGGAACCGACTCACGCGCAGGGAGCGCCGTCTTCACGCGGTGCAACTACTGAGTTTGTTGTGGTCTTGTTCTGTTCGGTCACGTGCCGCGTCTTGAATCGAATGCTCATCGCGTCGATCGGGGCACGGCACTGGACGCCGCAGAACGGGTCCAGGGGCGCGTGGCACAGGGCATCGACCCAGGTGGTGGTTTTCACCAAGTGGATTTGATCGTCGGTCAGGCCCGTGTCCCAGTCCGTTGTCCAATCGTCTAGATGGAGAATGATATCGTGGATAGCACAGTAACTGATGTTGGAGCCCGAGAAGTTCGCCTTGTTGCCATCGCGCCATCTCGTGAAGAGATGACCGCGATACATTCTCTCGTTCCACGTGTGAATGATTCCCGTCGACAAGTATTCGAGCATCCCAGGATGCGCCTTCAACCGATTCAGCAGACACCCGATCTCTGAATGGACGTCCATAATTTTATTGTTGACGATGACCAGGAAGTCATCGTGAACTTTTAACCCTTACCATGCAAAATGTACGCATCGGATGCGACATCAACCCCTCTCCGACGGACGCACAAAGACGCAGTCTCCGTGAAATCGAGAACGACGTCAGTCGTCTGTTCGGTGCTCTCGTCCGCGACCAACGTGACGTGCCCGTATGGGGGGCGGTCACGCGCCATTGGGACGGACACGTGCGTCTGGGCACCCGGCACCTCGTGCCCGGTTTCGTCCCGCGACAGGGGTGTCTTTCCATCGGTCTGGATTCGAACGGGTCGCCTGACAAACATTGGCGCGCCGTATGCAGATGCATCTGTGTCCTGATCCGGTCCGTGTCGACGCCCTGCGCGCCGGACATCGACAGGGCGCTCACCTACGCGGAGACAACCTTGCAATTCACAATCGACCTGTCGTGCGACGATATCAGGGAGTACGGTCTGATCAGGAAACCGTGGTACGGAAACATGAACTGCGAGAAGACGCACGACCGACGGCGACCGACGTTCGAAGAACTGCTCGGACGAGACGTCGACGACGCCAAGGCGATGGTCCGAGATGCCTACCCAGATGTGCACGTGGTCGTCCGCCACTGGGATCTGATCGGCGAATCGGCGAGTTACGATCTGCACGCCGAGAAGGAGACGCTGGTGATACATTACGACGTCAAATCGAACAAGGTGGTCTTGCCCACGCCACAGTTTGCGTCGGCACAGACGATGAACGGGGTATACGGCAACTGTTTTCTCATGCCCGACGAGGGGAGGTGCAAAGGCGCCCCGCGCATCGCCCCCGACGCATCGTGGGACGCCATGATCGGCGGTCTCCTCACGGACGTGGTGGATACCATGCGGTTCAACTATCCGCATGCCGTGGTCGAGGCGAGACCGGTCACGTACGGTGAACCGTCCGTCCGTCGTCGCGACAGGATACAAGTCTTGTTCGATCCACAGACGGCGCGCGTCACCAACGTGATCATCGGATGAGGTCAGTCGACTCGATTTGACTTACACTGTGGGAATGAACTTCCAACCGACGCTGTTGCATATCCGTTTCCACGTCGCATCGTGCGCGGCAAGTTTGCTCTTGCTCTTGAGCAGCGGGAACAGATGCAGATACGGTTGACCCTCGTCGCCCATCAATTCGAGCAGTTTATAACTAATATACCCGTACCTGAGCATGTTCTTGCGTCCCCTCTCACACACGTCGTCGAAGGGCTTCTGAATGGCGATGAACATGTGCAGGAGTTGACTCTCAATCCCGCTCGGAATGGTGTCGGTCGTTTTACCGACGATGAGATTCCGTATCAACGACGCATTGTCGTAAAATCTGGAAAGGCCCAGACGCTTGAGGAACGAACGAATGTGGGCCGTTGTCAACTCGTCGTGAGACAGTCTGTACTTGAGGATCTCGCCGTTGACCTGCTCGAGCACCGTGTCCGGGATCACCGCGCTCTGTCGTCCTTGGACGCTGGCGAGCGTCTCCAGGAAGTGACTGGTGCGTTTGTACGTAAATATTTTGCGGGAACCACGTTCCAGTTGCTCGGTATGCGTAAGTGACTTGACACCGTTCTCCACGTACATCGAACAGAGACCACACGAGGTGCACACGTACTGCGAGGCTCGTTCATCCACCAGGAGACGTCCCCCGCACGGACAATGGTCATGTTCTCCGCTGGCGAGCGCCTTATCGCTTCGAGACGGGACCACACGTCGTTTGATCGATTCCTGTAAATTTTTAGAACCAGATTCCATGGTGTGGAACGCAGAACTGACGCGCATCATCGCCGCTTCGTCGTGCTCGATGAATGCCATGTACTCGTTGAAGACGCGCTTCGTATCCCTTCCCGGACCGACTTCAACGTACGACCCGATATCGTGAGCACCAACCGCCGCAGTGGGACTCGACCCTTCGCATGACGGTCCTGTCGGTCCTCCCGTCGGTCCTCCTGTCGGTCCTCCTGTCGGTCCTCCTGTCGGTCCTCCTGTCGGTCCTCCTGTCGGTCCCGCCGTCATCCCGTCGTCTCCGGGAACCGAAGACCGGGTGTTCACGGCTAAGTCCCTCGTTTTCTCGTACTCAAATTCTTGAATGTACGGAAGACAGTCGAGCAAATAATTGATCCCGTCTTCGTATTTCTTAGACCCTTCACTCGCGTTGCGCAACTTTTTGGAACGCGAGTTGATCCTGTACTCGAGCGTGCTGCTCATTCTCACACTCGCGACAGTGATACGTATAGAATAGATACGAAACTGTTAAGTCGGAAAAAGTGCGAACGAATCCACCGCAGAAAATGTAGGCATTGGTCATGAAGCATACTCCGGAGCAACTGTTCACTTCCGCTGTCGTCGACGTCCTGACCACGGCCACCGGTATCCAGTCGGTCGAGAGTCTCGTCGGCTGCTTTTTCCTCCTCAGTAAGTCCGAACACGACAACACCGAATGGGAAAAGACATTCTTGACCGCCGACGGTGATTGTGTCTTCTTCTACGCCAAGGCACTGGACTACGACGTCGAACAACGGGGTGTGACGGTGGGAATAGCGGGATGGACCACCGCGAACGGAGGTCGAGATGATCGAGGCGATTTCATTCGGCTCGCAGAGAGGTACAAAAGGCTGGGAGGACTGGACCTCCGTCCCGGCTCCAAAGGGTTGACCGGGAACAAAGCGAAGGCACGACGTTTCTGTCGCGACATCCATACACTGCACGGCGACTACGCCGATAGATGGATCACCGCGCAAATCAAGGAACTCTGTTCGGAAGACGGGTACGTCTACGAGGCCGTCAAGGGACTTCGTGACGCGGGCGTTTCGTCTCCCAAAGCGTTAAGTGTCGCCATCGTCATGGACACGGCGGTCAACCAGGGGTTCGGCGGCAAGTGGTGCCCCCTAAAGTGGCTCAGAAACAACGTGTCGTCGAACGAAGAAAAACTCATGACCGAGTTCTTGGCGTGGAAACGTGTCTCGGCCACCAAAAATCACCACAACTCGCCGCCTTCGAACGGCAGGAAGCGGGCGGACATGTTCATGGACCTCGTCGAGTCCGGAGATTGGGACCTTGCCAGGTCCGCGTGTGAAAAAGTCGTCACATGGAGAATGAAATGAATACAAATTTTTACACTGTAATACCGTTACCATGATGTACACACACGATCTGCGCACGGTCTGTCTGATCGAGCGAATGGTTCGACCGCCCGTCCGCATCACCGACGCGTCCTACCATCAAGCCGTCGCCAGACGCTACGAATGTATTCATGCACTCAAGTATCCGCCGCAAAGTCGAGGGCTCGGTCAGGAAACACGAGACGCGTTCGTCGAGGCGTTGCGTCTCGATACCCAGGCCGGATGTCGCGATGTTCACCAGGAAGAAGACCCGATCACGTTCTACGTCGAAAGCGTCAAGACGGACAGGGCCAAGACGTACGCTTGGTTTTATGCACTCGTGATCGATCCACTGGTATACAACCCGTTCGACGAGAGGTGCACGGGAACGTATGTGGACGCGCTTCGTGACGCGAATCCAGAGGCACTGTCCGCGCTCGTGCGCCATTTCGAGATCACCAGCAGGTACTTCAACCACGCCGAAGTCGAACGATGCGTCAACGAACTTCGCGTCGCGCTTCAGTACCTGTTCGTCTAAGTACAGAACGATTTCGTCGCCGTCTTGTTGATCGGGTCGACGCCAGCGAATTTCCAGTACGCGTCCAAAGTTCGGACGTGGCCCATGCCATACTTGTCGGACGTGAGCGGCGGCTGCTCCAAGCCAAGGAGTTGACGAGCCCGGCGTTCGCTCGCGGCCTTTTCTGCTTCATACTCTGATCCTTTATCGTTCCAGAATTTGGGTTTGTCCTCTCTCAAATAGTGATGTAACGTGATATTCACACGGCTACTGAAGATGTCGAATCCGGACGTCCATGCTCGGGCGGACAACAAGATCTCCTCCCCCTGGAACAACTGTTTCAAGTGCGGATCGTACGGTACCAGTCTTGGGAAGTCTCCGCTCGCGAAGAGGAACCCGGCAGCGATGAACGCGTTCGGACGAGGCACATTTCCCAGCCAACTGGGCTGCTTCATCGCCGCCTCAAAGATGGGCAAGCCGTGCGACGTTCCGAACTTCGCCTTGCACATGACAGGCACCTCCTTTGATTCGACGGTATACGTGCCGTAGTCGTTCGGGTACATGCTGATGATCGACCGGGTGGGGTCGGGACACGCGTTGATTTCGGCAACCGCTTTCTCATCCCAATCCGGCACCATGATCATGTGCGAATCGATCTGACAGAAGAAGTCCTCTTGGCCGAACAACGTCGAACACGCGTACCTGGCCACACACGGTCCCTTGGCCTCGGTGTGTGGGACCCTGATGGTACGTATCTGCTTGTCGTACTTCGTATCGTGCTTGCCGGAACACCGCTCGGACGGGTCGTCAGAGTTCTGCTCGCACACGCCGACGAACACCCGTTCCGGATACTTGGCCTTGCCGAAAAGTTCCTGGATGGTTTTCGAACATTCCGAATCTCTGTACGAAGCGACGGAGACGAAGATCGTCGGTCGCCTTGGCTGGTTCGTCGACCCAAGTACATCCGTGCGGTAGCCCTCGAACAGGGGGGCTTCGTACACGAGCACGCAAATCGCCACCACCACAGCCGCCAAAACCAGGGGGGAAGACGACAGGCGTCCGAAAGGTTGCATATACATATAGACCAAGATTACAATGGCATCTGACACATCACTCAAGACCACTCAAGACCACTCAACACCATCATCCGCCAAGTAGAAGTCGCACTCGTGCAGTCGCGCACCCATCACGATATCCTTCGTACACTCTTTTCCGTTGATCGAGTACGTCGCCCTACCTGCCTTGCATTTGTACTTGGACACGTCGTTGCGTAAGGCATCCATACCCAGGTACGGCACCTTGCCATCCATATTCATGGTGCCCAGGAAGTTCTTGAGGGCCGTCCGGAAGTCCTCGACCTCCACGATGATCGCCGGATCGAATTTGACGTGCGCAGACTGGAAGTACAAGTCCATCGGAGAGATCGACGACACACTCTTCTTGCTGAATTCCCGGATCTCCTCCGGCACCACCGACCAGACATCCTTGGTGCCGTGCAGACGGGCCGCCTCCCGGTACGACTTGTTGATTTTGATGATGAACGCAGGCAGTTCCTCCTTGATTTTGTCCGCCAATCCCGTATCGTAGTCGTCAATCCGCTGGTCGAACCGGAAGATGATGAGACGACGGGCAATGCTCCCGGAGTGATCGGTCCAGTCCGGGAGGACGTTGCCAGCCAACCAACCAGGCACGGTGAACTTCGTACTGACGGGTGTCTTGAACTTTTGCGCCAATCCGATCGCCTCCCCACTGACCATCGACTGGAAGGTAGCCTGTTCCAGAGCGAAATCTCCCTTGATCTCGGGACAAATCCAAATCAACTTATCGATCAGTCCGGAGACGGCCCATTGCCGCTCACAGTTGTTCGACAACACACCAACGTCCGTCCGCTCGAATATGTTACCGATCAATTGATCCGTCACCGTACTCTTCCCACTGCCGGCCACGCCGAGCAGCATGGGAATCACCTGCCATCCGTCCTTCTCCCCCACCTCATACAACATGCGTCCGCTGAACGTATAGAACCAATTGCGCACGGCGTGCGTCAGTTTTTGGTCCATGAAGATCTTCTCCGTGTTCGGCGTGGGAATGGTGTCCCACGGCTGATCGAGGATCGAGGTGTCCAAATGGTGGTCGAAGTATTTGACAGAAACCACGTCCGAGGGTACTTCCGTCCCAATGGCAGAGTACGCGTGGAACGAGTCCGTCTCGCAGCAATATATCCCGTTGTTGAACGAGAAGTACCCCCTGTTCTTCACGAGTCTCGGAAGTTGGAGGTCGTCACAGTCCCTCAGGTACTCGATGATGTTCTTCGCGTTGCTCTCATTCATCATCCGAAGATGATTCGAGAAGTCCACGTCCTTGCTGCACATCTCGTGCACGAATTCCTTGATCTCACACCGCCGTCTGAACGCGTGTGTGTTGATCGTGTTGGATTCCAGGAGGATGGGCTGAAACACGTCCTCGCCCTGCTTCCGCAGGCCTTCGACCTGTGCCAGGTCCAACAGATCCCACCGCAGTTGCATCTTATCGTCGACGTTCTCCCCGACCCACCGGAACTTCATCGCGATCGACATCAGGTACTTGTCCAAGTCCTTACTGATGTTGATGGGGGTGGTCGTGTTCCTGTTGTGCGTGGCGCGCTTGATCTGCAATAGACCCATGATGATCCGCTTGCTGTAGAATACTGACGTGTGGGGAACGTGCAAACGGGGACGAGTGAGTGCGCGAGTGGCCACCGGCATCGGACACCGGCATCGGCGACCGAACTTCATTACGTACTGTTTTCCTTGACCTTCTCCACGTGGGCGACGACGGCAGGGTCGTCGAGGGCGCCCTTCACTTTGATCTCGTTCACCAGCCTGACGATCTGCTGTTCTTTGAACTCGATGAGGACGCGCGCCTTGCTCAGTCCAAAGTCGGGCATTTGGGCGATCTCCTCCTGGTCCATGCCGAAATTCCGCGTGGCCACGTCGAAGATGGTATCGAACGACGACCCCGCCTCGACCGAACCCCACTCGCCGGCCATCTCGTCGAGTTTCTCAAGAAGTTGCGCCTCGTTCATCGATTCGATAGCAACCGAGTATTCGTCCGCCCTCCCCGAGTACTCGAGGACGAGCGGATCGACCTCCTCCTCGGCGGATCGTTTGCGTTGCGATCCAATCGGCATGTGTGCGGAAAAATGGGGGAATAATTCTACGCACAGATCCTAAATCAAGATCTTCAAGTCTGCATCATGTCCGAGTCACTGATCCAGCAGTCTTCTTCATTCAAGCCGTACGCCATCGCCATCGGCGTAATTACCATCGTCCTCGTCGTGGTCATCGTCATGATTTACAGGACCGTCGGCTCGCTGAAATCGTCGGTATTCTCCGTCGTCGAACAGCACAATAATGCAAAGGCCGTTCTAGACAACCACGCAACCGTGCTGAGGAGGATCGAGGGAGTGCTCGTGGAGGGCGATGACGAGTACGACGACGAGATGCTCGTTCCGGGCGGCGAGTCGTACCTGCCCGACAATGAGGTTGTTGACGTCTCTGACGAGAAGCAACCTGTCACAAAGAAAACAAAGTAGTAGTACGTGAACTACCCACCAGGATGTCTAATCAAACGCACCGCGAGTCAACGCACGCCGATCTGATCGGCGCCTCCTCCCACAGGACGCTCTCCGGAGCCGGAGAGAGCGCGTGCAGCAACGTACCATCGAAGACCGTCAAATCAAGGAAAAAACCGTCCGGTAACACAAACGAAACCAATCGCAAGTTAGAGTTCGCCCTCGCCAAAGTGGCTCGTCTCCAGGAAGAGGTCGACATGCTCAAACAGCGCCTGAAGGAGCGCACGAGACCGCGCGCCATCCCGAAATGAGTCCGTCCTCGGAGGTCCTGTTTTTTTCCTTACCCATCTAATATATACGAGCGTACCATGACTGGAAATTTCGAACTGTTGCAACCGGGAATCAGTCGGTACCATCACATTGGACTGGTGGTGCCGCTGCTCTCCGCAGTGTTCCCCTTCGTCATCGCACCATACTTCTCCAAACTGGAGGGTAAACACCACGTCTTCACCGCCCTCATGCTGGGCGCGTTCACCGCAGTGTTCGCCTACGTCCTGTTGAGTTTCGTTCCGTACCTTTCCGAAGACCAGTACACGCTCAATAAAGCCGTCCTGCTCGGACTGCTGGCCGCCGAGATCCTGATATTTACGTACCCGCGCGGCGACTTCTGGGACGACCGTGTGATCTCTCCGCCCATGCTCATCTTCTATCTGTTCATGTACCTCATCGGCATATCCGAGATCACGAGGGAGTAAACAGGAGTGTAAGCAGGAGCGTAAGCAGAGCAAAATCACCGGCTTTTAAATCGACTCCTTGGGTAGGGACAAACGATGACGCGTTCTTTGCGTGTCAAAGATCTCACGTCGAAAGAGATTCAGCGTGCCAAATTGAATCACGAGACGTATAAAGAACTCTACCTGAAGACGACAGACCACGTCAGACGGCGCAACGAGTTGGGGTTCACGACCACGCGGTACCACGTCCCGTCATTCATCGTGGGACGACCCATCTTCAACCACGACCACGCCGTTCGATACGTGACCGAGAAACTGCAAAAAGGCGGATTCAAAGTGATCAAGGACGACAACGAGATCATCATCGACTGGACCAAACAGAAAAAGGACGTCATCCGAAAAAAAGCACCAAAGGAGGCGTGCAAATCCACGTCGACCAGCGGTGGGAAAAAGCCGAAGATCGACGAACCCTTACACGTCAAACTCGCCAGACTCAACCATAAATTGACTATGAATCGATGAGCGACAGGACGGACGACCTGACGGACGACCTGACGGACGGGCCGGATGGAGGGACCGGACGTGCGTAAATCAACAGTGATTTATTATTGTGCTTGTAATAGGATCGAACGGCACCGATGTCGGACATTACGCCTCTGCTTCTAGATGCAAAGAAAGAGTACACATCCCGTTTGGAGGAACTGTTCACGCCGCAACTGACCAGCGTCTTCGGCACGCTGTACCAAGAGTGTGTCGAAGAAGGGTCGGACATGTTCATCTGTTTCCAGAGCAAAGTGAAACAGGTCCCATTTTGGAACATCTCCATCATCCAACAGCGGACACACGAACTCATCACGAGTTACACGTTCTTCGAGAACCTGGTATGCGCCGTCCTCGTGACCTGGGTCAAGGTCCTCTCTGCGATCCGCCTCGGGAGCGACCGGCCCTCCGTCACGCTGAAACTTCCGCAAACTGACGCCTTCGTCCACGAGGTGTACAAGCAGATGGCACAGATACTGTATTATGAGCCGATCATCATGGAGAACAGACAGGCGTTCGATACACAGGCAGTGCCGGAGGCGATCGAGCGGTCCATACGACGACTGATCCCCTACGACGACATCCTCGAGTCGTACCTGGCGGCACCGGACCCCGAACCACAGAACAACGAAAAGGTGGTCAGCGACTCGTCGTCATCCGACGAGAGCGAGTCGGAAAGTAGCGACGACGACGACAAACACGATATCAACGTCAACATCCCGTCCAACCAAGTCCCCAACAACGTCACAATGCCCCACGACATGCACCAACCGGCCGGACAAACGAACGGATACGGCGAAGACCATGAAGACAGCGACGACGACGTGATGGGTCCGCCGTACCCCGCGCCGCCCGCACCGGCACCAGCACCCCAACAGCACGTCCCTCCACAGGTCGGGTTGGGCGCACAACCGTTCCACCAGGCGCCAACGCAGTACCCACAACAACCCGGGCAGCACCTTCACCCATCCACGCAACAGCAGCACGCGCCGCAACAACAGGCGCAACCACAAGCGGCACCCCAACTGTTCGGACCACAGACCGCCGCCTCGATCCGCGATTCGCTGTAAATGAACACCCGACCGCGCATTCGAAATCGATTTATTTTGAGCACTTCATGTAATTACATTCACATGAAGAACACGACCCTCGCGATCATTATCGTACTTGGCATCGCCGTCGGCGTGACAGCCTACCGGTACATCATGGACGAAGACGAAACGCCACAGAAAACCTTTGCCGTGACGGCCGTGATCGGTGCCCTCGTGGCCGTCATCGCACTGTACGCGTTCAGCACGGGAAGACCCAAGATAAGCCGCGAGCCGTTCGTTCTCGACGCGCCCCAGCCGCCACAAATCCCGGCGGCGCAAACCGTCCCGATGCCCGTCGCGTAGGCGGCGTGCGATGTAAATTTCCCATGTAAATAATAATGCGGATAGGTATACAAGGTATAACAGTACTCCATCATGCCAGGAGGAGTCAATCAGTTGGCACTCTTCGGAAAGGAAGATCTGGTCCTCTCCGGCCAGCCGGAGGTCACGTTCTTCCGCAGTAAGCATAAGCGATACTCCGTGTTCTCCTTGGAAAGCATCCTGGCACCGTTTCAAAGCGAGGCGACCTTCGGACGCAGAACCGTCCTTCCAATCACTCGTTCGGGCGACCTGGTGTACTCGGTTTTTCTCGAAGTAGACCTCCCGGATCTCCGTGATTTCGCCATCGAAACCGTCACCCCCGCTGCATCCGCGGTGCCTGGGATCGTCTCGGCCCGTTGGGAGTCGTCGACCACGGCCAATATCCGAATCATCCCGTCTCTGGACGGGGCAGATGACTCGTACGACGTGTTGGTTGACAACGGGACCACACAGGTCACCGTCAACGGCGCGGCCGGTGCCACCGACGTGCCGATCACCGCACTGGACAAGACCAAATCGTACTCCATCAGCGTCCGGCGCGTGGCATCCGGTACGCCGGGTTCGTACTCCACGACGGTGGCGGTTTCGTCCGTCAGGTGGTGCAACTCCATCGGGCACGCGCTATGCAAGACCGTCGACTTTGAGATCGGCGGCGCGCGCGTGTCCCGCATCACCTCCGAGTGGATGGATGTTGACGCGGAACTGTCGCTTCCGAGCGAGAAAGAGGAAGGGTTCAACACCATGATCGGGAAGTTCCCAAACTACGACCTGTGGGACCAGTCGCTGCAGGGACCCACGAAACTGTTCATCCCACTCAACTTTTCATGGTGCCGCAACCCCGGTCTTTCCCTGCCAATCGTACAACTCGTGTATCATACGATGAACCTCGTCTTCGATATACGAGAGTACAACGAACTGATCAAGTCGACCGTCCCCGTCAGCAGCCTCGTCAACCAGACGGGCAGGACGCCCTCGCTCGACATCCAAGCGTATATTACGTACGTTTTCCTGTCGACACAAGAACGCAAAAAGTTCCTCGAAAATTCGCACGAACTGCTGCTGCAAAACGTGCAGTTCTTGGGCGACACGCCCGTCATCGTCTCGGGAAGCGAGAACAGTCTTCAACGGAAGTACGACCTCAACTTCGTCCACCCGGTGAGCGAGATTCTGTGGACGTACAACGCCGCCGCCAAGTATAATGCGGGCATCACCCCTTCTCAGTACCCCGTCCAGGGCAACGACTATTTCGATTACGAGGCGCCCGGAGGCGCCGTCGATCCAATCGCCAAGGCGGTGATCCATGTCAACGGTCACGCCAGGTACGCGGAACGGTCGGGCAAGTACCATCGTCTCCTGCAACCGTACGGACATCATACCAGGATTCCGAACAAGAAAGTGTACTGCTACTCATTCGCGCTGCAACCGGAGGCAGAATCGTCTCCCAGCGGCAGCATCAATCTCTCGCGAGCCGATACCGCTCACCTGCAAGTCACCTTCGATCCGTCGTTTTCCCAGGGGACGAGCGACGGCAGACTGCGTGTATACGCCCGCACGTTGAACGTCCTCAGGTTCAGCGGCGGGATGGGTACATTACTCTTCACGAGCACGTGATGTTGTGATGTTGTGATGTTGTGTCGAGCATTTTTATGTGTGCTTACACCAGATATGCAGGCGGCAACGACACTGTTTCTGATCGGCGTGATTCTGATCCTGTTGGCCCAGATCCGGAAGAATGATCAGGACAAACAAAGCGTCAAACAGGATATCCTGACCAACGAACGGTCAGATAACACAATCGTGTACAAATACCTGCCCCGGGACATCGATTCATACTACCGCGAACTCCAGCCGCCCAGCAAATTGTACAGTGACATGTTTTAAGCCCTACTAGACCACAGAATGTAAAGAATGCGAACAATGCAATCAATGCAATCAATGCAATCGGTGCAAAGAATGCAGCATATTCGTCCAACCGATTATGCTGGAAACTGTATGCGATGCGAGACGTCGCCAGAATCTCACTCCTGAGCATCACAGCCTTCTGTCTGCACAACCTCCTGCTTCACCACCATGTATCCGCATGCCAGTCCACCTTCTTCGGTATGTTTTTCTCCAATTCGTCCTATTGCACGGCCATTTCGCACCTGCTCAAGTCCTTGCAGTGGTCTCCCGTGGTCCTGGCCGCGCCGTTCCTAGCGGTCGCCAGGAGGGCGTGACGACTGCCGGTCGCGAGTTTCTCATCGTTTTCTTCTTGTGGCTGTACACAAATGCCCGTAAAGAAGAAAAAACACGTCAACAGGACGGTCAAGGCGAACGAACGAGAACTGCTCTTCCGGGACGAGTCGCAAATGTACGGGATTGCAGTGGCACCCCTCGGAGATAGACGGTTCTCGGTCGTGATCGACGAACCGGATAACGTCCGATTCAAAGTCGTCGTCGGACGTCTTCGAGGAAGCATGCGTCGATCCGAACGCGTTCTGCCGGGGACGTGTCTTCTGTGTTCGCATCGGGATGACGGCGCGAACAAAGTTGATATCCTGCACAGATACATCGAGACGCACGAAAAACTGTTGCGGAGGTACAAAGAATTCGACGATCTGGACAGAAAGTATAGACAATGGCAAGTTGAGAATATGCCCGGGTACGCGCAAGGCGCCGACGACGTATCAGATCCGCTGACACAGGAGATCGTCTTCGAAGACGCGGATATGGAAGTCGACGAGATATGAAGACCGCGGGGCGTCAATTTATTATCATGCACACATATATCTAAACGTAAATGTCATCTTGGCTTTCGAATATCACGTGGGACTCTAGTGCCATCGGCGGCATGACCACCGCCGCGCCGACCACCGCCGCACCGACCACTGCCGCCCCGGCGACGACCGTTACCCCCGCGACCGTTGCACCGTCGTATCCCTACAATCCGAACTATGGTTCTGGAGGCGGGGTGATATTTCCACTGCCGGTGGCGCCCAGCCTGTTGATGGACGGCGACATCACATCGCTGAACCCATTGACACCCATGCCAACGACGATGGCACCGACCACCCTTCCGCCCACACTGGCACCAGTGCCGACGTTCACGCCCCAACCCGACGAGGAAGAACCCGAACCGTTCTGGACGTTCAATACGATCCTGCTCATGTCGTGTCTGTGCGTGCTCCTTCTCGCTGCAGTGTGGTTCTTCTTCTTCAGGAAGGGAGGCAAAAACAAGAACAACGGCAACAACCGCGGGAAGAACAACTCCAACAACGGACCGAAAGGTGCCGCCAACTACAACAACGCACTCGACAACTGGAACAACTTGAACACGAACCTTAACGCCGGCAACAACCGCCGGTGATTGACCGTACAGGACATTGACCGATTAAACGAAGATGGGACGTGGCGCATCGAACAGTGGCATAGCGGCCACGTCGTCGGGACACACACACGATGCGTCGATATCCGATGAGACGAGTCCGGCGCGCTGTAAGACGTCCACGACCAGTTCCGAACAGAAGACGACATCGTTCGGACGAACGAGAGGCACCCGCAGCGAGCAAGACGAGACCAACCACGCGACGTGATCAAAGTCGTACTTACGTTCCGCCAACCTGCGAACGGCCCGACGAATCCGGGCGTCCCGTTCTTGGTCACGAGGAGCGCGTAACCGGGACCAATGTACGGTCCCAGGGTACGTGCGTACCCTCGCTTCCACATCGTACGCAAACACACCAGACGCACCGTTGCCTAAGTGACGGCCGTCGCCTTTCCCGTGTGCCTCCACGACCTTACCGTCCACCACGATACCTATGTGCGTGTACTGCATGACGGTGCTGGACGAAATCCACGACGAGTTCGACGACCGGAAAAAAAGAATATCGCCCGTCGACCAACGTCTTCGGACGTCCTCGATGGACACGGCCATACCCACGGGAGGAAGCGCGTCGTGGATACGTTTCACGTCCGCGAGCACCATACACACGACCAAGATGGTCGACGCGACAAACGCGACAATCGACATGGCAAATGACGATGACATCATCCAAATGCTGCTCTTACAGTACACACAGAAGAATATTCTCTTGTGTGCATTACAGTAGTGTACACATCATGGCCAAAGGCGGTGGTTGGTCGAAGTTAAACCCGGCAAACTGGTTCAAAAAAAAACCAGGGACCAAGCCTTCCAAAGTGGCAGATGACGCCGCCAATGGGGGTACCAACCCCCAACAAAGACCAGAGCCAGTCTCCAACTGGATCAAAGCCGATACGATATTCAACGTGATAAGTACACTTACACTGCCACTGTTCTTCATTCCGTTTGGAGGCGGCGGAGGAGGAGGCGGAGGCGAAGCGATGGAAGACGTCGACCCCGTTGTCGCAGGTACCGGCTTCCTCTCGTCATCGTGCAGTTCGATGATGGTGTGTCTCGTCATCGTCCTCATCGTCACACTGTCACTCTCAAATCAATGATTTAAGTTGTCAAACATGAATATCGTCAAACTTGGTCTCCTCTTGATCTTGGCGAACTGTTCGCACGCAATGCGTATCCTGTCGACCATGTACTCCGGGTCGGTCGGCGCGGGCGGCGGACGTCTCAATGCCTACCCGGCAAGGGTGAGGATCGGGACACGCACCGTCAAAGTGTACCCTGTCGCACTGTATTCGGACCGAATCACCGCACATAAATTCAAACTGATCAAACTCAAGAACCCGAAAAACGGAAAGATCGCCTACGGCCACGTCGCCGATGAGTGCAGCAGCGGCGATTGCCACGACAACAGGTACAAAGCCCACAAGCGTCACGCGATGCTTGTGGACGTCCATAAGACCATGTGGAAAGCGCTCGGACTCAAGACATACGGTATCCACGATATCAAAGGCGCATTCGTCGGCTCAAAGAGGTATACGCACAAAAACTCATCGGGCATACGGAAGGTGACAACTGACGATGGCAAGAAGAATTACCTCCCGCCCAAGTGGAAGGTGTGACGCAAACCAATACCCAACCCCACATCCGAAACAGTACTACTCCTCGCATTTTATTACATGTAACGCGCTTAATCTTTCGACACAGACAGTGGCTCGTACTCTTCATACTTTGCGTCGACGATCAACTCTTGCATCTCCCCGAGGGTGTTGACCATGGCATCGTACACGCCCCCAACAAACAACGACTCCTTGTACGCTTCGTCGTGGATCTCTTTCAGGGCCAGGGGGACGTACAGACTGTCGTCGCTCGTGTCGGCTTGCTCCAGGAGACGTTCGGTCTCCAGCAGCGTATCGATCTTCTCCAACGACGGGTCAACGACCTCTTTGTAGTGCGCAATCAATTCGTCCAGGACCACTCGCAATTGCACAACGTATCGCTCGAACAGTTCGTTCATGTTTCACACACTACTGATTTTGAAGAATACTATCTACGGCACGGTCAAGATTCACGATCAACATCTGTCGCTGGACGTCGAACCCGCCACGGAACGCAGTCATCCCCTTACGCTGACTCACAAACTTGCCGCCCACCATACGCATGGACGAATCGGACACCGCCGCATGCTGCACACCGCCACAAATATCCCTGAATACCGGGTTCCCAACCAGATCGTCCAGCGTATCGGCGTGCACGGTCGCGATCAACTGGATACCGCGACGCGCCGCCGTCAAGGCGGACGCGGCATCGGCATGCGACATCAGTTCATCGATCACCACCGTCTGTGGACTGTGGTTACGAACCACGTCCAAAACCGTCTCGGCATGGGTCATCCCGTCGTGTACACACGCTCGGCGCGCGTTCCCGATGGCGACGGAGTTGATCTTCCCGAACCCACCAACCTCGCCCACTTCGTCCACCACCACGACGCGGCGCGTCTCCGCGAGATGCTTGGCGATGGCGCGCAACATGGTGGTCTTCCCAGACCCGGGTGGTCCGAACAACACCAATCCGTACCCCAAGTCCAGAAACGTCTTGGTATCGTTGGTCAATACGTCGTGTGGGTCGAGCACACGAGACACGCGCATGGTCACACCGCTGATGGACCCATCGAACGATCTGATGACGGAGAACCGGTTCAGTGACGCGGGATGCCCGCCCCTGTTCCCACGAGTCTCCAGGCTCGTCCACAACGTCTGCAAATCGTCGGCGGTGATGATTTTCGACGGGAACTCGATCGCATCCTTCGTCGGGTCGCGCATGTGGACGATGACTTTCCTCCCGACATCGAAGGCAACGTCGATGACGTCATCCGATTCGCTGAAAGATTGAAACTGCTGGAACGATTCGGGGTCGGCAAACATGTGACTCACGTGTAAAGGACGAGCCACGCGACCGAAAAGCGTCTCGATTCGGTTCATTCGGGTCACGCTTTCGCGACGCAAAGACGACGATGACACATTCCCCGTCACGTGACACACGACCGGGGAAGAACGGGAAGAACGGGAACAACGGTGTCGCGTTCCCACCGCGTATCCGCGAGGAACCGAATGCATCGGCGACGTGAACATTTGGCGACGAATGACCGAACGGATCATTAGTATGTTTTATTGTGTGTGGGTGTCCTTCGGTCCTTCGGTCCTTCGGTCCTTCGGTCCTTCGGTCCTTCGGTCCGTTGGTCCAAAATTCTCTGAGTCCGCGCCTCGCGGATTCTCGCAATACAAATATATGTGGGGAAGACATGGATATCGTATTGGGGTTTGATCCGGGAACCAAGCATCTCGGCATTTGCGCGTTCGACTGTGCATCCCTGCAAACGACCACCGTGTATTGGGACCTCGTCGACGCGTCCTCGGTACACCACTTCCTCGAGGCCATGCGACGTATCGAACATCTCATCCGGAATGCCAGGGTGGCGGTGATCGAACGTCAACCACCACAGAACGGCCAGGCCAAAATGGTGCAGCACTGGATACAGTTGTTCATCGCCATGCACAACGACCAGTGCACAGTGACGCTCGTCCAACCCCAGTCCAGAATATCGTTGGTCAGACGAGCCAGACCGGATCTGCAGTACGCAACGTACGCCCAACGCAAAAAAAGCAGCGTCATCCACGTCCAACGGCTCGTCGCGGAGACACCCGACCACCACATCATCGACGCCGCACGGAAAAAAGACGACCTCGCTGAAGCGTACATCCTTGCCCGGATGGCCAGAACAATATGTAACCGAATAGAAGAGGAACCCGTTGATCAATCCCATCAAACGACACAATGAACGCGACACGACTCATCCTGACCAACCGCTTCCTGGAGCGGCTCATGCAGTACCACATGGTCCTGTTCCTCGTGTTTTGTTTCATCTACAGATTCGTCATCGATTTCCAAGAACACTTTACGGCGAAATCCAATTCGGTGTCCATGGTCGCGTACTACGTCCTCCTGACGCAAACCACTGTCATGGTGGGCGAGATCGTCCCCAAGACGAAATTGGGCCGGTCGTTGCTCGGGACGCACGTCTTCCTCTCGTGGTTCGTCATCATTTTATCTGTAACACCCGTCGGTGACGCCATCCAAGGAGCCTCCTCGAACGCCATCGAGTATTGAGACGACATGCGCGAAGAATCCGTCAAAACAAATTCCTCGGTTGTCTCAAGCCGGCGACAAACAACGCAATGGATCTCCGCATTCAACGCGACACGGAAGATAAACACATCGACCTGTTCGGGACGAATCGTTCGGCGCCAACTATATCCATCGACAGACCGAAAACAACGTCAGTGCCGAGGACCGTACCCGGTCCGACGATGGTGCGTCCGGCCAACAACCAGACGATCCCGCACGTCGGCACGCAACACGCTCCGCAACACGCTTCTTCTTCCCAACCCATTCATCAACCGCCTCCTCCCGTCTCAACTACCGCGCCACCGCCGAGTGACGGGTTCGATTTCCGCGACTTTGCAAACCAGGGACGCGTCCGAGATTCGCCGTCGGCGTCCGACGATGACGACGACGACGATGACGACGGCGAGTACGACGGTGGCGACGTCGAGTACCAACGAGGTGACGCGAACGAGTACCCAGATTCCACCATCAGCGACTACGTCGAACGACCGTCGCCCGGATTCGAATCCATCGAAGCGGAACGCAACGCGCTCTTGTTCAAGATCCACCGGGCCATCCGGGGCGGTATGCCCGTGGACAAACCGGACAGCGGCGCAGATATACGCGATCTCCGCGCGATCGTCGGACGTATAGAGAGCGAAGTGGCACTGGATAGGTCGATCAAATTCCAGAGGAAGATGGTGTGTATGCTCACCTCGTCCATCGAGTGGCTCAATGGCAGGTATGAATGGTCCGATCTGGACGGGTGGTCAGATAGCGTGGCCACCAGCATCAGTGCCAGCGAATACGACGATATCTTCGAAGAACTCCACCAAAAGTACAGGGGAAGCATGCAAATCATGCCAGAGTTACGACTCGTCTTCGCACTGGCCGCCAGTGCGTTCTGGTTCAACCTCTCAAAGAGCATGAGCAAACAACTGGCGAATTCCCTCGCCGGGAACGCGTCCGCGGACGCGGGACAAAAGGGCGGCTTCGATCTTTCGTCACTACTCGGCTCGATGATGGGCGGCGGACAGACGGGCAACAAACAAACGCCGCAACCCAACAAACAACAGCCGCCACCGCCGTCCCAGCAGCAGCAGACGCAGAAGGGCGCCGCGCAGCAGCAACAGGAACCGCGCGGACCGACCACCGTCCTCCGTAAACCCATGAAGGGACCGGACATGTCGGCTATGTTCGGAGGGACCGCGCCGTCCGTCTTCGTTCCGCAGGAACTCCCCAAGATGACCGAAAGCAGGAAACGGTCCCGGGACGACGAGATGGACATGCCGGACGACAAAAGCGACCGACTCAGCGATATCGTATCGAGTGACGACGACGGATCATCGGGACCCTCGGACGATTCGTCCAGCGGAGGATCGTTATCCGGATCGAGCGACGAAGACGACCAATCCATCAAAATCACCACCGTCCCAGCCAGAGGGGGTCGGGGAGGCAGGGGACGAGGACGAGGACGCGGGACAGGAAGGGGAACCGCCACCAAAAACGTGCTCAAATTGTGATTGTGTGATCGTGTGATTGTGTTCAAACAGTGTAAACGCTCACGAATATTATGTGGAGTATACCATGCTCACGTACACAAGTTTCGACGAAGCGTGGGGTCAAGAGATCACACCGAAGGTCTTCAACCCCTACAACCAGGAGGCCGACCTGGCCGAAGAACGACGAGCCAGACGGTCAGATACTGACGTGTGTCGACACGTCCTGACGAACGCCATGCTCACACAAGGACCGGTCGGTGTCCGACGGCTCATGGGCCCGGAAATGTGTAAAGCCATGGATATGCACACATCCGCCCATCTCCAGCACACGAGACGCAAGAAGGTCACTTTCAGTCAGGATGATCTCATGTTCTTCCTCCTCATCGGTCTCCTGATCCTGCTCATCTTCCGATCGTAACACGTCCTGCAGGAGATTTGAATTTGGTGTCGTGGAAGCGTCATGGATGAATTCGAGATGAAGGAAATCCTACGATTCATTTTGTTCCCAGGAACAAGATGAATACCATCATTCAATCGAAACACGTCGAGGATGCTCACAGAACTCGGAATCTCCACGAGGGACGAACAACCAAAGGCTGTGGTCACACCCTTCCTCGACAGACTGTACGACTGTGACGTCAAGTGTTCAGACGGTACCATCCTCCGAGCCAATACCTTCGCGCTCGTCTCGTCGTGCTCCGTCCTCGCGATGTTCTTCGAGGATATGTCCGACGACGACACCAAAACTTTCTACGTCGACGTGCCATCCGAGACCATGCGCACGGTCATCGGGCTCGTCCACGGCAGTCTCCCGTCGAACCAACTCAAGTCCGCGGAACAAGTAGCATCCATCCTCCACACAATGAACTACCTCGGGTGCACGACCAAGTGGAGGAAACTCACACACAGGTTGTGGACGCTGGTGAGAAGCGAATGTCCAGCCGTAGCAGGACCCGTGCTCCTGGTCAACGCGCCCCTCCTCCTGCCGGAGTTCGGAGCAGGGTTCCTCCTGAAACTTCGGATCGTCTTCCCGAACTGGCGCGACTTTTCCAAACTGTTCAACCATATCACGGTCACGCCGGGCGTCGCGGTCATGGTCGTCGACCAGACCGCCCAGTTTTTTCCTGTCGGATTACTCGTCCACGCCCTCATCGGACACACACCAGACCAACACAAACGACTCGTGGCAGAACGGATCTTCAGTATCCGGCGCGTGGGAAACATGTTCCACCCGGAAGAATTCAACTGGACACTCGACCAGATCCCCAACTCCCTCATCCCCCTGCTCGAGTGCGCTCGAGACGCACACGCGGTCGTCAACCGACCCGTCCCCCTTTCGAAAATCAAGTCGAGTATGGTCACGTACCCCGTCAAGAACACAGCATCGTTTTTCTTCGCATTCGATTGTCCGTGCACCAAACGAACCTGCGTGGCGTTCCAGAACAACGTAGCATCCTTCGTCTTTGAGCGACGCGAGTCCACACCAATATCGCTGGATATCAAGATCGACATGGATAAACTGGGAAACGAAGTCGCGTCCATCGCGCCCATGGTCTATATGCGATGCACAACCTCCAACCACGACGCGACGGCCGTCGACGATCAGTGGACAAACGTCACCGTCGACCAAATGAGATCAGTCCTCACATCGTACGATCTGCACGTATCGAACGACGAACTCGCATGGGTCAAAGTCGATATGTACTGGATGATGGACCCGCGCATCGTCTAGTTCAATACAGTGTAGAAAAAGAAAAAATGGATACCGTCCGTCTCATCACCACGTCGTCGTGCTCATGTGGCGAACGACCGTCGTACGTACTGTGGACGACCAATGCGGCATCGCACGGGTCCAAATCGTCGACACATGGGTCTCATACGGAAAGGCACGTGATGTGCAATGCCTGTATGACGATGACGCGTCGAGAGGGAAAGACCGGGTACAACTGTGTGCGGATTTATCGGTACTGTTACGTGCCCGTCGTGCACGTGAAACATATTCACGCATTGTTCGGCGTAGACGCGTCATTGATCAGATCGTACGTCCACAACGGCTTTCACACGTGTCTGGTCCACCCGAACCAAAGACCCAATTCCACACTACCTGCGTCGTGCAAACGACCGTCATGTCAGACGAAAATGATCGATTCGACCCAGTACTGCTCAATTCTGTGCTGCGTCAAGGACACAACCAACCAAAGAACCGAGACGTCAAACTACGACGTCGATGACCCCGATGAAGAGATCGTCATCGACGAACATGTCGCGATGTATCGATCCG